AGCCCGACAACCGCGACCAGAACACGTCAGTAACCGTGTCGTTTTTGGCGGCTATCAATCCTTTTTTACCATCAGAGGCCGGATCGATCCAGAAAATTATTCCGCCCTGGTATTCTTCGCCAATTTGATGCACGGTTGACGTTTCGGTAACGTCAATTGAAATATCAATGTGTTTTGTTCCTGAATAAGGATCAACAGTCGATTCGATATCGATAGTAGTATTTCCGGCATCAACTGAAGCGGTTGGAGTCCATTCGTCGCCTGTTTTCTCATCATACACCTTAACTACGGTTATGCCTTTCGGAACAAGCGCTCCGGCCTCGATATAAGCCGATGAAACAAACAGCTCCAATTCAGTTAAAGTTGGCTGTGCCGGTACAGCTCCGGGAGCTCCTGTTTTTATCTTCAGGTTTCCGTTTGAGTCCAGATAAAAAACGTCGATCCGGTCATACACCGGGTCCGAATCTTCAAGTGTTAATGTCGTTGGGTCAGCCGTGTAAGAAATACCCAGTATTTTGTATTTCATTTCGGTTGACTCGTAAGTCAAGCCCGATTTCCAGACGATAGTTCCAGAAATAAGCTTTGAATTGCTGTCCGTCACCGATCCGCCTAAAACGATCTTCAGGTAATTCAATAAATCGTTGTACGACATGTAATACATATTCGCCAAATACTTATCGATATCTGTAACGTCAATGCCCATGGCAATGAGTTGGTTTCTCAATTCTGTGAGCTGTTGCACCGTTAGTGAGGCTGTGTAGGAATTCAGCTTGGCCAGCGTGGTAGAAAAGCTTGCTTTTACCAGGGCATTGCTCAAATCGAGCGTAATGTCATACCGATTGTTCACCATATCCTTAATGCTCCGGATGCGGATCAGCACCCCACCCAGTTCAGGATCGGTCAACGAACAATAACCACCAAGTTTGATTTTTCCTGAAACAGTAGCCCAGTTGTCTTTTAACCAGATAGCCGATAGCGGACCGGCATAACTGTAATTTTCCTCTTCATGCTCGTACATATATTCAACCGCCTCGCGAAACATGTCCCAGCTTGCTCCTGTTTTCGTTGCATTGTCGCAGATATACGCATCAGGCAATGAACTGCCATACACCACAAAGGTATCTCCTGCCACCGGGAGATAAACACCACCAGGCATATAATAACCATCTATTTCTTTCGGAACAATCTCGAATAACCTTCCTTCGTGGGTGTATTTTACGTCAAACTCTTTCCCTGTAAGCATCCCGGTTTGATAAACAATAGTCATCGATTGCCCGGCAATCAAATTTTCTTCAAAGTTCAGGGCTTCGGGTATCGTGCTATCAGTGACGTTGTATAAGTTCGTTTCTGCATTAATTGGTTCAACTGAAGTAACAATACAAACACGGCTCGGGTAAATAGTCGAAGCATCCAAACTATCCTCCTGCCCGGTTTCAATCGCTTTATCTCCACGCTGGATGTAAAGTCCTCCGGCATCAGTCGTGTAGGTATGACCATTGTAAACAAGCGTTTGAGATTTGGGTAGTAACAGGTACCTGGAGCCATAGCTCGAATAATCAATATTCCGGGTTCCACCCTGAACCATCAACCGTTCAACCGGACGGCTTTTTTCGTCGTTTTTACGCTCAATTCCTGGCTTTAGCCCGTTACCTTGACCGTACGACAATTCAAGCGGAGTTTCTTTGTTGTATTCGGTTTTTCGAACATTGATGACCTTTGCTGAAGTAATCTCGAATTCGGTTTCAGCTTCGCTGCAAATCATGGCCAAAGCTTCCATGCAGTTGTTATGATTGTAATTCAAAACAATCTCGCTTGAATCAATCACATCGCCAACGGTCCAACCTGCATCCTTTGCATTCAGTACATTGACAATCATCTGAACATGTTCAGCCGGTTTTGCTGTCAGGGAGAAGATATACCCACCACCGGCAAAATCGTAAAACTTGAACCGGGTTAATTTCTCACCAACTGCATGAAGGATGAGAATATATTCATAATCTCGGGATCCATTCTTCTTGAAATTTTGTTTTGACATCAACGTAAATCGCTCCCCGTCAAAATCGCAATAAGCCCCGACCGGAATTTCCTCAAACACCGGTTTAGCAAAATAAATAGTCAGCGCATTTTCGCCCATAATCGTCCTGTTCCTGTAGCTGTTGTCTTCAGGAGATATGATATGGTCGGTTCCGTTATAATGAAGTATCATTTTGCTTATTGGTTAAATGAATCGAAGCGTGATGGTAAACTGGCACCACACGTTGTCAGCATAAAATATAGTCACCGCTGAACTTTTATAATAACATTGAGCCGATATCCCCGGAACCTGAAGTGTTCGTTCTCCGGATCGGGTCAAATCGAAAAGAAGTGCATGGTAATTTCTCCAGAAAACAGCCAGCGACGGCGCTCTCATCAGGCAATTGATTGCTACATCTTTGGCCTGGTACTTAACCGGGCTTAAATTGTCGTAAGATGATTGACCGGAATAGTCAAGGAGTCCTTCATTTTTATTGAAATTCCTGAATTGTGCTGTTTTTACCGGAGCTCTTTTTGTGATCTCATCCAGTGATCCCTGTAAAACTGCACAGCCATAATCTGCCAGGCTTTTACCGTCCAGTGAATATCCGGCCTGATTGATAGTTGTTGGTACCGGAGCTAAATATTCATATCCTGATAGCGGGAAATCATCAGAAAATGTCAGGGAAAACAAAAACGGGTTTCCTTCAGCATCAACCTTTAGGTTCGGATGAGAAACAAGTCGTAAGCTAAAAGTCTTTCCTATTTCGTTAAAAACAAACGTGTGGTAGGCATTCGGTGACATTTCAGTAAAGAATCCTGTAAGATCACTATTCCTGTTCGCTGCAAACGAGATGGTAACCTGCTTGGCATCCAGAACAGGGCTATCAAGGTCAACTTCCTCCCCGTCATGCTCTGGCCAGTCAATTGTAGTTAGCTGCTTTGTGCCTGGGAACGAAACGAGCCCGTCATATCCTCCATCGGTGATGTAAATCCCGAAAATCCCGAACAGGTCCTTGCCGTTTATGATAGTTTTTCCGATCATTTGATTTTTATTCCTGAAGTTGTCATTAAGAAGTGCATATCATTCATTCGATCTTTTACAGATGTCATGCTATTTTCGATATTTTCCAGACGTGCTGTATTGGTTTCTATACCTGCCAGATGTTTGAGCGCTCTCTCGCTATTGCTTACTAAAATGCCGACACCCTGGCTCATACTGAAAGTATGGCCTTGAATTGCAGTAAACCGTCCGTTCAGTTCATCAACAGAATCCTGAGAGGCCTGTGCAATTCCTTTGGATGATCCGGTCCGGGTGGAAGTTCCTGAGTTAGGATCAATGCCGGCAACAGAATAAGCAGCATCTGTTTTTGTTTTTCCTAAACTGTAAATGTTTGTGTATTCAGCCTGAAGCGCTGCTCTCTCAGCTTCGGTCAAAATACCATCAGCCATAGCATCTGAGAAGTCCTGATACCACTTTGTCAATGCGGGTAATAAATCATTATTGGAAATCATGTTGACAATAGCCTTTCTCATATAATCCTCGAAATTATCTGCGACATCGCTCATGGTAGTATCAACACTGAGCAATAAGTCCTGAAGTTCGCTTTTTGCCGAATCAAATGAAAGATTGGTCAGCGCTTCATTGAGCGCATCTTTCATTTTTTCAATGTCAGACGTACCGTCAATTATCGTTTGCAGATAACCTTGAGTTTGGTCATCCAGTTGTGCCCAGGCCTCTGGTAGTTTCGTTTTAATTACCTCAAGCTGTTTTGCCGATAAATCCATGAACGATCCCGCTTCACCATCCCATGCTACGCCAAGGGCGTTGATGTCGCCAATATAAGGCTTAAGGTTTTCCCGGAGCTGATACCCGTAGCTGTGATCTCTTGCTTTTCTTGACTCAAGATAGTCATGACCCATACTTCTTGCAGCATCAACAGATTTTTGGATATTATCGAGTATCTCTTTTGACACTTCAACGGCATCAGTTCCGCTTAAGGACGATAACAACTCCATTTGTTTATCGATCACCTGACCAATAACATTAACCAGGCTTTCATACTGCCTAATTTGCTCAGCCGATAATTCGTGATTTTTTGAAAACGCAGTAGTAAGCTCAGCGATTCCTTTGAGGGTATCAGTAACACCACCAATAATATCTCCTGACATTAATTTCGCAACACCTGATCCGAGATCAACAGTTCCCTGAGCAACTTCTGCAACCTTTTTAGCCGCTTTTCCTATCCCTGAATCATCTTCGAATATCGTAGAAATTGAATCGCCCCATTCTTTGACCGTTGCAGCAGCTTCTTTTGCATTGTTTGTGATTGCTTTAACAGAATCGGAAATATCTTTATCATTCCCAGATTTAAAAGCGGCAAACATGGCCTTACCGCTTTTGGCAACTGCTAAAAAAGGATTGTTGGCTTCTACCTTATTGGTAATGTCATTCAGTTTGTTTTTCCACTGAGTAAACTCTTCAATGGACATATTTGTGAAATCGCTGATCTTTTTACCATTGGAATCAAAATTAGGCATACTGACCTGAATCATGGTCTTACCATCAACATCAACCTGTTTGGCCGAATTGAGCAGATCATCCATCTGCTTTTTGAGGTTTTCCAATGTTTTGGTACCATACTTTTCGATGTCACCAAACGCCTTTTGATAAAGTGGTGAAAGTTTCAGGGCAGTCTCCTGATTAATTTTCTGGAGTTCTTTAGCTCGTTGCTTATTAAGTTCATCAATTGCAGTAGTATCCAAAACGGATGTTGACTGTACATTTCCATCAGCATCGGTATAATTAACATTTTTTGTCTTTGCCAATTCCCTTTGCTGCGCAATCAAGTCATCGTACTTTTTATTGACTGCCCGTTTTTCTTTCTCAACATTCGATATAAAAGCTTCAGTAGATGAATCCCAGATCGCATTTTGTTTATTGGCAAGCTCTTCATCAAGCCTAAAAATGGCATTGTTCATTGATTGCCGGGCATTAACTTTCATCTGATCAAATTCATCCTGAACGTTTTCCGGAAGTGTTTTGATGTATTTGGGATTGGTACTTTCGAAACCCTCACTTTTGTTTAGTGTTTCGAGATAGTCTTTCTCTTGTTTTGCGATGGAAATAAGTTGATTCCTGTATGAATCCTCAATGGCCTTCATCTGTTTTCTTGAACCACTCTCAATAGCCGCGGTTTTTGATTCCTCCAGAATCTGCATGATTTCAAGTTCCTTTTGAGCCAGATCTCTGAGAGCATCAAGCTTTTCTTCCTGTGTTTTAAGCTGTTTCTTTGCTTCTTTAGCCTTAACTCCTGTGAGAAATTCTTCTTTTTCCTTTAACGATTTTATAGTTTTTTCCTGTGATTCAATCTCGTCAGGTGTTTTAACCGAATCTGGAGCTCTCATTTTTTTGAGTTCAGCTTCGGCATCCTTAATTGCTTTCTGCGTATCTTCAATTTGCTTTTTAACTGTAGGCAAAATTGGAGCAGTAGGCTCAGCCTGTCCTTTTTTCGAGTCAGAAATGAATTTATTGAATGAAGTATCAATATTTTTCAATTCATCATTCATCTCACCGATCGGAAGCAACGTCTGAGCAAAGTAGTCTTGAATTCGCCTGGCCTTGATACCTGTTACTGCATTTTTATCAATGTCAGCTAACTTTTTATAAAAGGCCAGCCATTCGGATTCAACCTGGCTCGCAGATGTTCCGTCAATCTTAAATTTATTGATCAGATCGCTGATTATGAAGGAAACGTCTGATTTTGCTTGTCCTTCAAATTGATCGATAAGGTTATTTTTTCCTTTTACTGATTTCTTATTATACTCATCGCTGGTGGATGAACGCATCTCATCCCGGGCTTTTAGGGCAATATGTTCGGTTATTGACTTATTAACTTCATCATAAGCCGTTTTTATGTCACCAAGATTTTTCAGTTCCTTGTTTTGTTCCGGGATAAATTGACCGTACTGATCAATGAGCCTTTTCTTTGCCGATTCGTGTTCCTTTGTTCCCTCCGTGGTAAGTTTCAATGCCGAAAAAAGATCATTAACCTTGTCTTTTTCATTTTCTAACTCCACATTCATTTTAGATGTGGCTTTTTCTAGTTCAGTCTGGTAGGTTAAGTATTTGTATGTACCATATGCAATTGCTCCTAGCGCGACAGCGCCTGCAACCCAAGGATTATTCAACATTGTGGCATTGAGAAGTTGCTGCGCTGCTGCAGATAGTTTCTTTGCCTGTGCTGCCCTTATTTCTGCACCGGTGGCCACAGTATTTGCGAGAACTTCTTTTTGTTTTAAAGCTATTCCAGCCTCTTCTGAAATCATTTTTTGAGCATTAGCCTCTGTTACGGCCTGCGCTTCAATTCTTGAATTTACAATAGTTTCAGTTGTAAGTGCTTTTTGTTCGACTACAATGGTCTTTTGATAATTTGCCCGTGCTCGTTCAACTGCGGCAACTTCTGCAGTAACTGATATTCGTTTGCCCTGTACATGTGCCAATCGTTCTTCCGCTGCGGCTAATTCAGCAGCGGCAATTTCTGAAGCTTCCATGGCTGCAACAGTTTTAGCCATAGCAGCTTGTTTCAATTGTTCATTCGTGGCTGATTTAGCGGAAATTGCCGCCTCTTTTTCTGCCCTGGCAGTCATTGTAAGCTGTGTCTCCTTTTCAATAGCCCACTGTTCAGTAAGAGCACCTTTTTTAGCTGCAATTACTGCAAGTTCTGTTTCCTGAGATGCGCTTACAAGCATGACAGCAGCTTTGTATGCTCCATAGGTAATAGCAAGACCAGTCACAGTATCGCCTATTTCTTTATAATTAGCAATTGCGGACGTTGCCAGCGAAATGCCACCATATATCACACCCTCGTTGGCTTGACCTAATTCGTTTGCAGCAATCTGAAGTTTATCCTTTAAATTCGAAATTTGCCCGGTAACCGAAGCGTTTTGTTTCTCCATCATGTTGTAGAACTTACCACCTTCTCCGGCCATAGTCTGGAAAGCCTTAGTAACTTCATCAGCACCAATTTGAGAAGCCGAAATCATCCCCTGAATTTCAGCCTTCGTTTTTCCAAGATTCTTAGCAAGCTGATCAACAAGCGGAACACCGGCCATAGCAAAATCTCTAACTTCTCTCTCCTGAAGCCGGCCAAGTGTCATTACCTGGCCGTAGTTTATTGCCAACCGTGAAATAGGAACCGAGACACCTGAAGCAACATCACCAATGTCTTTAAGGGTTTTTAGCACTGATTCAGCCCCGACACCCATTGCCATGAGCTGTTTAGCATTTCCAGCAACTTCGCTTAATGTGAAAGGAGATCTGGCTGCTAACTGAATTGATTTGCGCATCATTTCATCAGCTTTCTCCTTACTTCCAAGCATGGTCTCAAATGCAATTCCTAACTGCTGGAATTCGCCTCTAACCTGTATTATCTCACCACCAATTTGAGAAGCAAAGCGAAGCGATAAATAAGCACCGGCAGCCGTGGTCATTCTGTTGAATGAATTTTCAATCCTAGCACCTTGGGCAACTCCGGCATCACCAATAGAACTGAATTGCGCTTTGATTCTTGCGGCATCTGCAGCAAGCTGACTGTTATCAAGACTTACCTTAAAACCTAAACCTCCATCATTGCTTTCCATAGTCTATCCGAATAATTCTTTTCTAATCTCATCCCTGTTTGCCGGGTCATCAGCATTGATCAGCTTTTTAGCCGGTTCTTTCACTTCGTCAGAGCTAAGCAGTACTGAACCGTAGAGGATTGTATTGGCATAGCTCATTTTATAAAGCACGTAATCCGGAGTCAGGTTATAACCTTTGGCCACACCTGCAACTATTGCCCAGATGCTGTCGTTTTTACCACCTCCCTGGTCGACCTGATCAGATTTACTTCCATTAGGGAACCAGAAATGCTGAAAAAAAAACTGAATTCCATTCCTGATAAAATCTGACCGATAATATCATTTAGTTGCTTGGGCGATATATTTGTCAGGATATATTCTGCAAGTTCGGCAACAACGTTTTTATATTTTCTGACTGGCCATACCCTGTTCCATCGAGTTTTTTTGGTGGTTGTGTTATTTGCCCCTAATATCAAAACAGCGACAATATCCCCAAAAACCTTGCAGTCTTTTGCAATGACCAAACTTTCTATCAATATGCTTTCTGGGTTCATTTCTACTGATGGCAACTGTGCGATTAATGCCGATACCTCGATAATCGTTGCGATTGTTGGAGGTGCTACCTCATATGTCCTTTCTCCGACCTGAACAGTCTGCTTTCGTTCCAGAATAGTATCTGCAACCTTACTTTCAATTGTTTTTCTCATGACTGATAAAGTTTTGTTTTGAGAGCCTAATAACGGATTCGAACCGCTGACCAACTGAATACAAATCAGCCGCTCTACCAACTGAGCTAATCAGGCAAATTGCCCGGAATAGCTCCGGGCAATTTTTAAAGATTTTTCTGATTACGGAGCCTTGGTGTAAGGCTTCAGGATGTTTCCGGCAGCTGGTTTTACACCGTCGAAAGTGTATTTCCATTTCTTACCGATATCGGAACTCCAAGTTTCCACGATTGAAACGGCAGCGGCTTCCATGATCCACCCTTCGAGCGTATCATCTTCAGGTGTCAGCCTGATGGCATAGTTGGTTGTGATCAAACCATCAGCATCAGCGATAGGTTTTTCATCATCCCTTTTCACGAATACTTCACACTCAAACGAGTATTTATTCTTTTGGTACCTGGTGTCGATAACTTCTCCACCTTCTCCGAGCGCTTCAGATTTGGCTCCTTTTTCCGTGTTCAGTTGAGCAGTTTTCTCAACAATAACAGGAAATGCAACCCATACCGGCACGGCTGGAATAGCTCCATTTACATGAGCTACAACTTCAACTAAGGGTTTTCCCCATGATAAAACTGACATAGCTTATTTTTTAAAAGGTTACTAATTGAAATTTTACTTTACAATTGACAAAATGCTGGTTGAGACCATCAGCCTTGAATGTCTGAACGATTGAAGCCAGCTTAAATCTGTATTCTCCGGCTTTCAGCCCTTGAATTAGTGTGTTTGCGATTATTTCCAGAGCCTTGCACCGGGAGGTGTCCTTTACCAGAACCTTATCTCCATTGTCAATATCTGGAACATAGATATTCACGTTTAAAACACCTGTTTGGATTTGGTCATCAAGACCGGTCAGAAACGAAACAACAACATCTTCTGTTTTAGCTCCCAGAGGTCTGGTTCCTTCCTTGTAAACAGTTCCGGCGATAGCTGTCTTTAGTGCACTTGCTTTCACAATGGCATAAACGTCAGCTTCTATTTCTCCTCCTGTCTTTCTCATGCTGCAAACCCTAACTTTTTCATTAATCGTGGAACTTCCTTTTCGGCCAGTAATTCGGCACTGCTCAAAACATTCAGGTTCATTGCTTCAACCTTGGCAGCATAATCCATCCCGGCAACAACAATAAGGACCAATCCGGATGTATTTTGTATTATCAGATTTCGCAATTGCTCTTCAGCCGCTGCTCTACCTTCTGCCGTTGATCCTTGAGTAGATTCCAGTACAATTATGCCATCATCGACAATCATATAGCCCAAAGATGCCCGTAGGTTTCCGCTTCGGTCCTGGTAGCCTTTATTTTTGTCTGCCTCAATCACGCACATTTCTCCGATGTAAGCGAGCATTTTAATGACTTTTGCCTTTTGCTGCTCAATGAACCTTCGGATTTGATCATCCATTTCTCCGGATGTAGTTGTCAACGTGATTGGCATCACACGGTAATTTTAATGCGGCTTGTCATCGAATAGCGGTAAATGTTTTGAGGCACTACCTGGTACTCTCCTTGCAAATAACCACCATTGTCAAAAATCCGGATAGTCGTATGATTGAAATCGTCAAGTTCAAGGTTGATTTCGTAGGATGCCAAAACAAACTCACCGTCCTGGTACTTCATTAGCCGACCACTACTATTTGGGAATAAAAGACAATCAATTGGATCACTCCATGCTTCAATAACTGGAATCGGATCACCTCCATCGGTTATTCCTCCGCCAGCTGTCGTTTTGTATTTAAGTGTTCCGTTAGCTCTCATCTTTTAATCCTTTGTAGTTTTGATTACCACCTGCCACCAGATTTTCCTCTCGGAACTTGAATACCAAGCAAATTTGCTTTTTCCGGTTCCCCATTGGCATTGTAAAGCTCTTTAGCTTTATTGTTATACCAGGAACGAGGATAGGTAATTGACAACTTGTTTTCCGTGAAATCAGGAAGCCCTCCGACCACCGAATACAGATCAGCAGCAGCCAAATTGGTTACAGTCATTACATCAATAGAATAATTGGCCGCCCCATTTAAGGAGCGGTCAATTAATACCTTATCGATATAGCTTTTGCAATCAGCTAAGCCAGGGAATGTTAATATGGTTTCACGAATGGTCATCCGTTACTCTGTTTGCTCTTCACCAAGGAATAAAGCAGGAACCTTATCGGTACCTTCAGTATCTTCAGCTCCACTCCATGCGGCACCGTCAGCTTTAATGATGTACATGACATCAGGATCGTTGATAACCGGTATTGCATTGGCTTCAGCCATTGTCCATTCTTTGAACGGATCTAGGGTAGACCATTTGGAAGTGAGGACGAAGTCCTGTTTTACCATGATAGCCACTTTTGCAAGGGCTTCAGAGCTTTCAGAGGCGATAGGACCATGCTGGATGTCACCAACGTTCAAATCAGGGATCAAACAAACACGTTTAGATTCCCATGGATTAACAGTGACTTTCTTATGAGCCTTATTCTCAATCTTAACAGCCGGGTTGATGACAACGATCTGAGGAAGCATGTTTGCTGCCATATACTCATTGATCTTATCAAGAGTGGCAACAACCTTTCCTGAAGTGTTGATCCAGGCTTTCATGCGCTCAGTAGTCTTGGTCTGATTTCTCAGCATGATGAAATCATCATGTCTCATGATGGCATATTTCAAAGTCACACCGTCAGCCGAAGCAGCCAGTACTGCGGCTTCAATATCGCCAAGTCCATCAGCAGTTGCAGCAGTAGCCCAATCCACGGTCGAAATCCTTTTATTGGCAGCAGGCATACCACAGCCAACAAATTCAGCAGTTACTATGCCTGCATTATTGGTAGCGCTCAGCGTAAAGCCGGCTTTACTCATCAACTGCATACACCACCACTCGAAACGACCACGAACGGCATTGACTACGAAGTCCTGATCTTTGAAAGCCAGGTTAAGAAGTTCCAACTGAGCAGCATCGCCCTGAGCATCGCGCTGAAGCTGTCTGTATTCGTTGTATTCGCTTTCGTTCATACCACGTTTTACAGCAGTCTTTGGGATATCCCCGGACATTTTGGCAATTACCTCGCGGGTTTTCTGAGGAGCGGAAGAATCAAAGCTGATAACGTCAGCAATTACAGGAGCGCCTTTCTCCCCGGTAAGAGTCTCCCATTTCAGAGAGGTCTTTGGTTTAACACCGAAGAAATTAGGAAAGTACACAGGTTTAACCTTGTTGGTTTTTAACCGTGCAGCCATATTCTTGCGGTTTACTTGTTTAATTAACGATCTTTCCATGTATCTATAATTTTAATGGATTTCAGATTATACAAAACGGATGTCTTTCAACAGGGCTTTCAGGGCTGCATCCAGAGGGAAGGGCAATACTGCGGCATTAACAGTACCACGAACCAAAAGTCCAGAAGACTGATTTGCTACATCAAGAGCAACAGGGTTCATTGTGATAGCTTCAGGAGTGTACTTGAATGCAGCAGCGGCAGCAGCAGCGGCAGCGTTAGCAAGTACGAGCACATCACCAACAGCAGCAGCACCAATGGTTCCGGCCAGGGTAATTTCATCGTAATCAGCATTTGATTTATCGATGGCTGTGATTGCATCAGCAGCTTTTGCCAAATCGCCACCTAAAGTGACCACGTTGCCAACAATAAATACATGATTCTTTTTCACGCGATAAGCTGTTGCATCGGCAGCAGCAATGGCCTGAATAGAGGCAGTCTTAACAGCGTGCCAAACGCCATTAGCATCTTTACCAACAACTACAAGCGGAGGAAGCTCATCAAGCTGGATGCCACCAAAAGCAGCTCCAACGAAATCGGCACGAGCAATCGTACCTCCACCAATCACATCCTCGATGATCTTCTCAATCCCGGGATGATACTGGAATTCCTTTTCTTTCTTTAAATACATAACTTTAAACTATTAAGGTTTATTTAATCCCCAGATCAACCACACCCGGGTTGCCTGTTTTTGAATCTTCATTCATGAGTTTGGTCCACTCTTCTTCCGAACGTTCTTTCAGTTGAACAGAACCAGGAGCGTACTGGCCACTGGCCACAGCTTCATTGATTACACCCTGTTGGATGGAAGTGTATTCCTCTTTCAGTGCGTTTACCTGATCTTCAATTGAGGTTTCAGACTCAACATTTACACGACCAGCCCAGGTTTCAGGTAGTTTTGCATCAGTAATCAGCCTCTTTGCAGTTGCTATTTTTTCAGCGCTGGCCACTGTTTTTACTGAACCTGCAACCAACCCAGCCAAATCCGCTATTTGTTTTGCCTGAGCATCAAGCAATGCTTTTATTCCGGCTGGAACATCATCTGTTTTTTCAGGTTCTTTTTTCGGATCAACGATTGGTTTACCGTCTTTCAATCCGTGTTTCTTTTCGTACTCAGCAATAGAAGCAGTTTCAGCTTCAGTTTTGCCAGCAGTTTTACCAAGCGTTTCAGCTTCGGTGATGGCAGGAAGGATAGTATCCTTGAAAATGATAACAGAGGCCTCAATGTCCTCTTCCTTTTCAATTTTGAAGGCTTTCTGGACACGTTCTGCGTGCTTCTCAGAAATACCCTTGTCTTTAAGTGCCTTTTTGATTAAATCAATTAGTTTCATGTTGAATTATTTCGTTAATGAATCTTTGGCTTAAAATATAAGACCGGGAAAGTTTTTCTAACGAAAGGAACATTCTATCAAAAAACACGTATATTTGCCATGTGTGATGTAAAAGGAGAAAAACCTTTCTGAACGCAGCGATCCTGGAGGAAACTCCTTGGGCTTTACATGAGGAGTGTAAAGCGAAAAGGGCGAAAGCCCTTTTTTTTATTCAAGTAGTCTGTAAATTGATTTTGAAAAAATAGTTCTTCTGTCAAGTTCGTGATACTTTTTTCTGTAAAACAAAAGTACTTTCTTGATTTTAGGAAAATCTTTTACGCCGTTTCTCAATCCATCAATTAACTCATCCTTTCCTATTTTCGAGTTAATATCAATCACAATGTTTTTTGCTTGGCCAGCACCTGATTCCAATGATTTGTAAATAGCATTTGATTTGGGTGTAAAATTGGCCTTCAAGTCTGCTTTTGTGATATGAACATCCGATAAAATGAAAACATCAAACTTCTTGTCTTTCTTGCCAAACATCGATTTTGGTGCAAAAATCACATCAAAATCAACATCGGTTAATTTTTTGGCAGTTACAAATTCATGATCCAATGGTTTCGTATATGAATGCTTCAGTATCTGCCTTCCGGTATCCGGATTCGTAAAAGTCACGTCCAGCTCCTTATCAGCCTTCAATTTAATTATTTCGCGCTTGGCAATATTGTTTTGTGTCGAACTGATTATTGAATTTATTGTAGTGACAAATCCGGTAACGTCTGAATGCAATTTCATGGAGGCTGTTGGTTGTGATCCAATTTCTGGTTTCTCAACGAAATGTAAGAAATATTTTTTGTTGTCACTAAATAGGTATGAATTTAAAGAAACCTTTCCGTCCTTCAATTTGCCCTCCATGTAGTCCCTCGCTTCAGATGGAATATCCTGAATAAAATCACCTTTGGGGAGATTTCCGTCATTCAGGTAGTTTATAAAATCATCCTCTTTCATCAAAATGGGTGTAGCAACGCAAATACAAAAGGGGTGCCAGCCCCAATACTTAAAGTCTTTTGGATATTTACCAACTAAAGGGTCACAAATCGGGCACGGTCCTTTGGCCGAATTTGACCGCCTTACTTCTATTCCCAAAACAAAGCCAAGATTCTTCCATCTCTCACAGTCTGCGGCACGATATGCCATATTGGTTTCGGTAGCAGCGAGTCGTTTGGCATTCATATAGCTCGACCTATATTTGCCTGGTCCGGGAGTGTATGCCGCCATTGGAGCCGATGGTATGAGTTTACCTTCATCGTTCCTGATCCGGTGGAACCGTTTATCGGGATTGGCTAACAATTGACGAAGATCCTGGCTGATTAGATTGGCCGATCTTCCGGTAGAAAGCCCTGATTGGAGGTAATGTTCAATGTTCTCTTTTGCTATTCCGGTTGTTTTCCAAATGCGGTCAGAAATAGTAAGATTGTCCATTTTCCGATTCTGAAAGGCCGATAATGCTTCTAAATTACGAGAAGATAATCCATCCCTTACTGTTTTACTTAAAGGCATATCCTTAATGAAAGCACTGATAAGATCATCTGTCTTCAGGTTGCTTCGCTCCCATCCATCGATGGAGAAATCATTAATGTTTCTTGATAGTCGTGAATGTAAATCGGTAAGTTCTTTTTCGATCTCCTTCTCTATTCCTCCATTTCTCACCCATACGCTCGAATTTCCAGAATCAGACCATTTAGTCAGCAGTTGACTGGTCCTGCGGCTAAACACATCAAATATCAGATTAAGGCTTCCCTCCTGCTCTATGAGTCGTTGGATATGCTGACGTTCGTAGAATGATAGATTAGGCATGGATTACCCTCCAAAAGCATTTGCACCGATCGAGCTGGTTAAAGTTGCTTCTGCTTTGGCATCATCGGCCATGCGAGCAATTTCACCTTCAACATCACCTGAAGGTGTAAGAGGCGAATTGGTAACAATCGTTTGTTGAGAGTTGAATGCCTTGCCTCCATTTGCAATTGAAAGAACGTTGGCATCTTCAACAGGATCTTTGGGAAGAATCGAATCAAAATCAACAGTTATCCAATTGTCAATTAGCTGCTGACGGTATTTTATATTGGTAATATTGGCAATTCCGGCAACGATAACCGACACGCAGCGTTGTTTTGCAGGACCGAATATTTCCATATTCTCGCTTGCTTTTATTGTTGCGTCCAGAGTCATGAATTTTCTGGATACTCCCGATAGGTTACCAATGCCCTTCATATTGTTGAACGAGAAGTCCGGGGTGGCCGATCCTCCATCCATTTCATCCTTTGTTTCTTCCAGTTCCTTCTTAACTGAATCAATGGACTGCTGCCATGCGAGAAACTCAGCATCGCCGTGATACTCTTTTTGAGAGTCCGGATCAACCTTAATAGGGAATGATATTTCTTTACCAACAGTATTCTTTGATGGCAGGTCAGTTTCACCAAACGTCTTCATGATTGGCTCGGCAAAATAATCATTGGTGTCTGCCATCCGGGAAAGTCTCATTTCCCTGGCATCCATTACCGGAGCTATCTCATCCCACTCCGGTTTCTGAGTTTCGGCATACACGACTGGAATAAGCCCAAATAAGTTTGCTGCTTCAACAACCTCCCATCCACCGTATGACTGAGTGCCGGTTACAATCTTTTCGCTGGTCCAGATGATCGCACGATCGCGGGTAACACCATCAACCCTGATTTGAAATTTATGAATGAATCCATCCATATCATCGTTGTCATCGAAGTGCGGGTAAAATTCGGACGTTACTGTATCCTGGATCGGCTGGCTTAATATTTTGGCTTTTAATTCAGCGCTTTTTGAGCCATCAAACCTTTTCGATATTGAAGGATAGAAAACAATTGCTGCCTTGGTTTCTGACAGCACCTTTCGGGAAAACTCCTTGAGTATGGCTTGCATCTTGAGCTTGCGTTCCCAAACCCGCTTAAACTCCTTAAAACCGTCGTTTTGATCTTCGGCTGAAATTGTCATCCGTCCGCCAAACATGAATGCAACTGAAGTGCGTACTACTTTTTTGGGAAAGTTGGTAACAATCCGGGCAACGTCAACAGTCTTGTCTTCGATCTTCAACGGATTTCCAAGCGCATCCTTGAGTGTTTCAGAATAAACCGCGAGTTTTTTAGGTTCACGCCATCCCACTGATGTCTTCCTGCGTTTGCGTTCCCCGTTGTATTCTTCGAGATATTCACGTGGAGTTCTATACTCCATGGTATCAACGCACAGGTTGTTGATCACCTGCCCGAAGTTTTCATTTTCAAGTATTGAATTGATATCCGGCATATCTTTTTCTCTTAAAATATAAGAGAGCCGGAATTTTATCTCACACCGGTACCTCGTGCGACTCTTCGTTTTTCTTCTGGCCTGTTCTTTCCGAGTATTTCCCATAATACCCAGTACCGGCTTGCATCCATGGCATGATTATAATCATCAATAGGAACATTGATATAATTACCGTTTTTGTCCTTATCCCAGGTGTAGTTTCTTAGCTCTTCAAGTATGTTGTATGATCGTTTGGTGATCTTCAGATTCAATTCTAACATCTTGGTAATACCTGCATCAATAGATCCTTTAAATTTATCGACTGGATGAATGTTGATGCCTCCGTTTCTAATCTCAGTAATAAGCCTCGGGTCAGCACTTTCGGATATAACTCTTTTCGAACTATGTTGCTTCAATTCCTTGATGATCTCACGTGACAGCATCTCAGTTTTATAGCATATTTCATCCAGATACAGATCATTGTCAACAAACGCGCAATCGATTATTGCTGTTGGATCGATGGAATAACCAAAGTCCATGCCTATACCTCTCTTTTTTATCCAATCCGGAATACATGGTACAATTTCGTAGGAGGTAAATATTACCCCTTCAGCTATGGCAGCCCAACGACCAATTATTTTATGAGCATACTTTGATTTATTGAAAATGTGTTTGTCAAACGAACCGTCTGGCTTTGTGGCATCTTTTATGGCTTTTGCCCTTAAGTCTTCAACCTCATGAATAAATTCATCGGCCAGATACTGACGGTTGTCAAAATACGTAGTGTGGATATGCAAAACATTGGGATGCGTGCTTACCTGAATATCAACTCCATCAATGTTTACAATTTGATGAGTATCCTTTATGTATTTTTTATAGATGAAGTGATTCACATCGGCTGGGTTCATAACAATCACAACCCTGTTCTGAATACCTTTTTGCCGGATGGATAATACGATCTTGTCAAAATCATTTTCAGATACCCACTCCTCCGCCTCATCGCAAACAAATGTAGTCAACCCCTGTATTGATTTTAAATTTGCTGTTTGATTGCCAGAGCTGGTCTTAATACCCCGGAACATAACAGTGCTGCCTGAGCATTTATTTATGATGTCCTTTTTGTTGACCCTGAAATATTCATGTGAACCTTCAAGGTCAATCTTTTCACTAAATTCCGGGATAACAGACAAATCCGCGGAGGCCATTGTATAACGGCAGAATAGTATTTTGTGACCTTCCTCGAAAGAAAGCCTTTCTAAAAATGTTGAAACGTTGAATGATTTTGCGCTGCCACGGCCACCTGTTACAAGAATAATGAACTTATTTTCATTTTCATATAGAGGCTCATAGGCTGATTGAACTTCTATCATTTTTCATCTTTCTTAGGTTTGCATTTTGCCGATAACCACTCTTTAATTGGAACAGATCCTTTTATGTCAGCCTTTAAATCGACATCCTGTTTATCACGCCATTTTTCGGGCTGCCTGTTTTTTAACCAGAATATCTGAGCAGTTGTGTCAGGAGGCATGTGTTTATTAACTGTCTTCCTCGATACTACTTTGCGTCCTTTTTTCTCCACATGTAATTCGCTGTAGTCGTAGCCAACGGCGCGTTTGAACAGCTTTGATGCAACGCCTGCATCAGCAATTGTTTTGCCCTTTTTTATGGACTCAAGAAATTCAGGGTATTGTTTCTTCCAGGTATTGAGTGTTTGTTCGCTAACATTGAATAGATCAGACATTTCCTTATCAATTGCACCCAGCAAAGCGTAGTTATAAGCAAGCTCAACATATTCAGGTTTATATGTTGTTTTCCTTCCTGCCTGCTTCTTGTCAGATGGATTCTTCTTCAATGTCATGCAATAAAATATAAATAAGGGAGCCTTTTTACAGCTCCCCTATACCAAACCTTACCATACCACACCGAACCGTGCTGTACCTTTCCACGCCAAACCGAACCCCACCTCTGACCAAACCTCGCCTCACATCACCCTACCATGCCCAACATCATCTCACCGCGCCTCACCTCTGACCGCACCATACCATACTGCACCACGCCTGACCTCACCTCACTTTGCCTAACCGTACCATACCTCTGACCTCACCTCACCGAACCGCACATCACCCGACCACGCCAGACATCACCAAACCTGGCCTCTGACCGTATTTATTTCTTTTTTACCGATTGTAAGAGTTGCTTCAACATGCTCCATCTTGCACGTAAATCGTTGTCTTTCTGCTGTTGTTCCATATCAACCACTTTGGTGTTCGACATGATTAAATCGGCCACTTTAATCTCATTTTTAATGGCATCAATCGCCTTTTCATAAGCAAAAGTTGTCTGCTCGGATGAAGGAAGGATCATATAACCATCGCCCCGGACATTTCGAAGGTAAACCTTGTAGTTTTCGAGCAATTCCCATCGTAGCGAATCAATCAGGCTCATGTAGGAAAATTGTTGTAGTTGCAATGCTTTGATAAATTCGAGTTCGTTGTCAAATTCGCTGAACTTTAGTTCTTTGAAATTGAATTTTGATTTTAGCCAATCGTGCTCAATCGTTTCGCCGGCTGCGAATTTTTCAATAATTTCTGTTTGAAAATCGACCCACGGTTGTGAACCGATTTTCATTTCTTCTGAGTTACTTTCCATTGTATTACTGAATTAGTGTTGCGTTAAACCTTCCAAACTTGGGGCGATAGTCGCAAACACCGATAAATCGACCACCATACTCCACGAACTTTAAAATATCGGATTCATCAAGCCGGGTTTCGTCATACCAAATTTCGACTTCGGTTGACCAATCGTTAAAGATTGGCCTACATCTCAAAATCTTTGAATTATTGACCTTGACCGTTCTGAAATCCTTGTATTCATCCATCTTGAAAAGTTCATCCGGAGTAAGTTTATTGTGTTTGAATTTGAAAACCGGATCAGTTGGAATCCGAAAGGCTTGCTTAAAAACCGGTCCCTGCTTAAATGATTTTGCGGCAGCCAGGAATGTACCCTCAAAACATTCGGCTTTTATAAAATAGCCTTTTTGATTGGTGTGGTACAAACTGGCCTCCCACTCAATAGCCGCCATTTCGAACAAATCATCTTCGGTCTTTTTCCGCTTCGATGAAATTGCTTTGAAGCGTTTTGTGTACTCATTAAACGGATTAGCCGTTTTATCATCGTGTTGCAATAAAGGTGCAATTCCTTCAATTTTGAACTTTAAAATTTTCATGATTTTAGTTTTATGTAGTTAAAATAATTTGATTTTTTTCCCTGCAATAGTTCGAAAACGAATCTAAAAGCCCATTTTCGAGAATAAAGAAGTATGCCTGATTTTTTGCATCCATCTCAATAAATGCAAAATCAATCAATTCGTTTTGAGTTTTGGATTTAAGCTTACTGATTAAGCCATTTCTGGCCTTATCGTGGTTTTTGCGGATAAAGTCAACCGGATTGTCTTGAATAAAACCTGTGGAACGATGCTCAATTATCGGAACGGCAACCGCAGTGTCGTGGTTTTGCCTGAAGCCTATTGGATTTCTTTGGATCATGATTGGCCTCCTTCCTGAATAGTGGTTGCTAACTCACGCTTCTGGTCGCGAAGCGCAATAAGTTTTTAAAGGGTAATGCCACGAGCTTCAAGCTCTTCGCAATGCTGGCGGATTTTCTGCATTACGATTTCGTAGGTAGATACCCTACGGCTTTTCTTTGTCTCTTTTGTGTCAGTCATAACATAAAGATTAAAATTAATAAAATAAAAGAACCCAAGGTGTGACTGACAATTACAACGCGGGGCGTTGGAACTCGGATACCCTTTCGGAATATCACCACCTTGGGCTTTATCTCTAAAATTTGAATTCTTGGGATTTGCCCCCGTATGTTATAATTATCAGTCGGAGGCAAATATAAATATTGTTTTTTGATTTGCAACATTACAATAAAGATTTATTGAATATTTTCGATTTTATCAACTGGATTACCTTACTGTAAGTCTCGTATAATTCTTTTCTTGACTCAGGACCTTCCCATTCAGAAAACGGTAAATCGCAAAAGAATCTATGCTCGAACACTCGCTTTGCCTTATCTGACAAATTGAGTGTTTCAAACGCCAGCCGAACCTGCTCAAACTGTTTGAGTATTATGGCCGGTGTGTCAACTTCCGAATCTGTAACGTCCTCAATATTGAGCCTGCGGATGTCAATGTTTGCTGATGGCATTGGCCTGTATTTTCTTTGGTATGGAGATGTCACTGAGTAAACATTCAGCTTGATCATTCGCAATACATAGAAATCGAGCTCTGTGTACTGACATTTTTTAGAATTCATAAGATTGATCAGCTTACAATCATCTTTCTGGAGCAAAGCGACTATTACCTCATTCAGAACATCAATTGATTCGTCAGCAATTCCAGCCTGAGTACAGTGATAATTAGAATAATCGAGCCATCTTCCGTAGCGTTTCTCAATGTAGTTGTTGATTTCTGGTATGGCCATTTCGTTTAGTTTTTTATCTTTGTTTTGCGAATAATAAAAAACCAGAGAGGCGGCACCTGATTAGGGCTGCTTTTTTGTTTAAAACGGCTCATCCTTTTCGTAAAAATCAGCGTTTGCCCGTATTGATGAAAAAGTGTCAAAATCTGTGGGTTCAGAATCTGCAAATATTGTTTTTTCATCATTGGCCCAAAAGCTCACATATCCAACTTTTCCACGACGGTTTTTGCCGGTCTTCAATTTAAGTCCGTCATGATCGTAAAGGAACAATACCACATCAGCATCCTGCTCAACAGCTCCAGATTCGCGAATATCCGAAAGGTTTGGTTCTTTGTTTGTCCGCTTCTCCACCTCCCTGTTAAGCTGAGAAAGGCAAATTATCGGCACATTTACCTCCAAGGCTGTTTGTTTCAATGTCCGGCTTATTTCAGCGATTTGCTGCTCCCTGATGGCCTTCCTGTCTGTTGGCTTTACCAATTGCAAATAATCAATAACCACCAGATCACAGCGGCCAGCCCTGTTGTTTCGTATGGTATTTGCCCGGATCTGGCTAACTGTTGTTCCGGGATAATCATTCCAGATGATCGGCAATTTTTCAAGCGTGCTCACTCCTTTGTGCAAATTTTGCCAATCGTCAGCGATGAGTTTACCATCACGCAAATCAGATCTTGAAATTCCTGATGTTCCCGAAAGAAGTATCCGGAAGAAATCAGCATTTTTCATTTCCAAACCGTAGAAGTTGACCCATTTGCCAGACAATGCCGCTGTTTTTGCCAGATGGAGAGCAAAAGATGATTTACCGACAGATGGACGTGCTGCAAGTATGATTAGATTTCCGTTTCTCCAACCTCCAAGCGAGCGGTTCAGATCAGAAAGTCCGGTTGAAATACCGGGAGTGATTCCTGCTTCAGTAGCCTTGCAATCCAACTCGATCTCTTTCATGGCTTCGCGTGCTACAACTGGTGATGTCTGACCTGAATTTGAACAAAGTATCAGGTTATCAACATCGTTCAATTTTGTTCTGGCGTTGTTGATCAAATCATCAATATCAGTGCTTTCATCGTAGCTTTCTGTTTGAATCTCTGTTGATATCCTGATCAGCTCACGTTGAATAAACTTCTGGGCAATGATTTTAGCATGAAACTCAATGTGTGCCGCAGAAGCTACTTTCGAAGTAAGTTGGGTAACATACATCGGACCGCCAATCGCTTCAAGTTTTCCAGAATCAATCAATGCCCTGGTAACGGTAAGCAAATCCACCGGCTTTCCTTCAATCGAAAGTTTTTTAACCGTTTCGAAAACTGTCTGGTGTTCCTGCTTGTAAAAGCTGGCCGTATCAATCACATCCGAAATGCGGTGTAACGCATCTCTTTCAAGCATCAGCGCTCCAAGTACTGCTTCTTCAACATCAATTGCCTGTGGAGGAATCTTGCCGAATTGAGCATTTATTTCGTCAACTGTTTTACGTTGCTGGTTATTGCGTTGATCTACCATTTTTCCGGTCTTTTTGAGCGTTTGTAATTCTCACATTCTTCCCTGAAAACCTTCATCAAGCTAACGATGTTGAGCTTGTAAATTTCAGCATCTCCACTGGCAATCATGCGTATTGAACTGCTGTATGGCTCCAGTTCAAAGGTCATTTTGTTGGCAATGATCAACCTAACGATCATATTTACCATGATTTCCAACTGCTTATCTGGCATCCCCATTGATAAACTTCCGTCTTCCAGCCTTCTGGGTTCATAACTGAAGCAAATGGACAGGTCGAATAACCATTGTGCCATTTTGATTTTAAACTCGTTGATTTCTTCGGGTGTGTAATTTCTTTTTTCCATAATTTTTTATTTAAATAGTTGTTTTATAGACTCTTTCCTTTTTCTGTCATCTTCACTTAATGAAGTGGTTTGATTGGGCTTTGAACCAATGGCATCGCCTACATCATCCTCCCAGCGCCTGGCAGATAGCCAACCTTGTGCCATTTTGGGCGTTCTTCCTTTTGCAATCAACGCTGATCGTTGCTTCGCTTCAATTTCGGCAGCCAGATAAATTTGTTCGCAGATTTGCGGGTTCATATCAGGAATATCAATCCATGCATCGGCAGCTTCGGCTTTTCCTTTTGGATAATTGAACTTTTTCCAGAAAATCAAAAATGTTTCAAGTCGCTTACCGGATAGCTTCCGTTGCTTTTTGGTTAGATAAAACTCAACTTCAGGTTTTTCAACTTCAGCTTCATCGGTTTTCGATGAAGAAATATTTTCTTCTTTAATAACATTTACATTTACACTTACATTATCATTTACACTTACGGTTGAAAGTGTTGAGCTTTGTTGACATGTGTCAACATGTGTTGAATTTGTCGCATTTTGTTGCTTTTTTTCAGCACTTGCTATACCTGCTTTTATCCTTTTTTCTCTTATTTCTTCATACTTTACAAGGTCACGTTTAAGTCCTTGTTTTATGGGTTCAAATGCAATCTCAATCAGTACATTTTCAGTGACCGGATGCTCGTCATTCACATAGCTAAGTATATGCTTAAATAGCTCTCCTGCCTGTTCGTTTGAAAGTTTCTTTACCGTGTGAATCAAGTCCACGTAAAGCAAAAATGATTTTTTACCTTCTGCCATGATTTTAGAATTTAAGTGGTTCAAGTTTTATCAAGGCATCTTCTGCTTTCTCCCTGAAAACCTTATTTGTTTCCATCAGGTTATTGACCGTTTTTTTTGCGTGTAAGACGGTTGAATGATCACGGCCACCGTACATCATTCCAATATCAGCCAACGTTTCTTTCGTGTTCCGTTCACGCCACCACATGGCAAACTGACGGGCTTCAACCTCTTCTCTTTTTCGTTTCCGGTCTTCGGCTTTCATCCGTTCAACAGTCACACCAAACGATTCTGAAACGATATCATCAATGCCCATAAGCCCAGGTCTTAAATATGCTTGCATGGTCAGATTTTAATTTGGTTAACGTTCATCGTTTGAAGATTCAGGTAGGCTCCATGATAGTCGATCGATCCGGTACTGATCAGTTTCCAAATAAGAGCACTGCCCAGCTGGGCAAGAGTAGAGTTGACAAACAAATCCTGTTTGGTCAGGGCTTCGGCAAGCGAGCAGCTTGGACCGCTGTCTTCATCTTTTACCTGCGTAAGGTCAAATATATCCGCAATGGATTTCAATTCAGAAACTGTTTCAATGCCTTCAATTGTTGGTTGATCTACAGGCCTTACGGTACCAAGAACGATCTGTCCGGTATTCCTTGCATTGCCAAAGTCAAGCCAGTACATTTCTTCTGAATAATCATTGTATGACTGGTGAAGTCCATCCTTGAAATTATGGTGAAGGATTATTCGTGTATTAACGTTGTCAACGCATGAAACTGTGATGTTTGCCGGATTATCGTTATTGAACTTATCTGGTATTGCTTCCCATGAATTCAGGAAGAAACGGTTCAATCTGGTGACCAAAACAACCGCCTTATTTAAACCAAGGTCCGAAATACTGAATAACTGCCTTCCAATGTTGCTTTCAGTTACCGTATCCGGGTCATACGCTCGCACATGAAGTCCGGGATGTCCAAGTCCTTGCAAAGCATGATCAATGCGAGCCAGGCATGTTAATACCTGTGATCCGGTACCACCGATACCGATCAGGTTCACCGTAATCGGATGGGAGGGATCGAGCAGGTATTTATGGGTGTAGTGTCGTTTCATTTGAGTAATGATTTTAGAGTTAGTTTTTTGATCGGTTTCAATTCCTTTAATGGAAATTCACATCCTGTTTCAATACACATCTTTGTCAGGCTGGCCAGATTACTTACCACAGGATTACTCCCGAGTAAATGATCAAATTTTGATTTCCAAAACTTATCTTCCCAGTACTTGATCACATTGTCGTAGGTAAGTTCTTCAGGAAATTTCAGCTTGGCACTGCCAAGGCATACATCTGCGGAGTCATACACGTTGAAAAATGGAGCGTGAAACAGTTTTGTTGAAAGACTAAGCCGCTTACTCCGGACTGCATAAACAGAAAGCGTAGTGCCATTCACGACGTAAATTAAGCCAGGCGTTAACAATTCACCGTTTTCAATCCCGAGCTTGCTGGAAAAGAACATCCGGCGTTTCTCAGGTTTCCGGTACCACACATATTTTTCACGTCCTGAGCGACAATCAGCGTAAAGCATATATGAAGGAATTGTACCGTGGATGATTTTAGCAGAATCGAATGAAAGTACCTCCGATATCCCGGCCAGGCATTTTTCAGTTAAAGGTATTCCGGCTGTCATTTTACCGTTGATAATATCACGGCGTTCGAGATAACAGTCATTTCCGTTCTGATAGACAATTACTGCCATTGCTGGAGCCAGGCTGCTGGTTAAATGTTCAGTTAGTTGGTTCATAGGATTCAATTTTTTCGTACAGTTTACAAAACCAATTGTAAAATTTAACAGGGTAATCAGAAGGCTGCAATGGATCTTTTGTATTCGGAGACAATAACAGAAACTCGCTTGGCCTGTCAGCTCCAAATTCAGCCAAATCATTATTTATTGATTCCTGAAGCAGCTCTCCAAACCAGTCAGAATCATCCCAAAGTATGGCTAATGTTCGTTCAAATTCAACAGTTTCTCCGTTGTAAGGATCATCGTTTAGATTATCCTTTTCGCACGGATAGCCGAAATTTGCCAAACAACCAGAATTAAGGATTGGAATTCCTTCGATCATGATGTCAATCAATTCAAGATCAATTTCTGAAAGCGCTGGCCTAATTTCAAGGCATTTGTTCAGGATGGTTTCTGCATCGGTCTCAATATCATTGATGGCATCAAACATCGCAGGGATTTCACCCTCAGTGTACATTTCGTAATCAAGCCTATTCTCTTCATCATGTTCCTCTTCCCACATTTCAAGTTCATTCGGGATATATCCGTCAATGATGTAGTCTATATCCTGATGATCTCCAGGACCAAGTATTCCCTGCGATTGTGAGAAGTACTTGATGAATTCAAGAAAGGTATCGGCCATAGGCTTTGCCATTCGCTGAATATTCTTGATGGGAAGAAAAATAAACTGATCAGGAAACCCGGGCTGCTCTCCATAAACTACGAAAAACAAACATCCGGTTTCAGTATTGCAGTCAATGTTCAGATGATGATCTTTTGGCAAAGCAGCATCCAGTTCGTTATAGATCAAAATGATGTTCAAATAGCTGTCAGACTCTGCGTTGAATATTAATTGCAGGTCAAACTTTTTGCCTATCAATTCACAATAGTTTTTGGCAGAGTCGTATAAAAACATCACACTGAAGCCGGCATCAATATCATGCCGTTCAAACAGATCCTTACGGTCCTTAATTTCACTCTCCGGAAGAATATTCAAAAACTGGGTGTTCAGAATATCGGGTCCAAGGTTGAAGCCGGAGGAGAGCGCCGTTTTTGACGCTCCTTTACTCCGGTTGTTATGCTTGAATTCTGTTTTTCCCTGAGCAATACTTTTCCCAGCTGCATTTGAAATTCTTCGTTGCTTCGTTTCGGTTTGCATGGTTTCATCAGCCTTTGGTTCCTACCGTTGTTTTGAATTCATACACAGCCGTATCTCCCTCTATTTTGGGTCCTTGTACAGTCGATGTGGTTAACTCTGGGTAAGTGTTCGAGTAGAAGCTCATCACATCATCAGGTGTCATGCTTAAATCCGGATCGGATAATTCGGTTTTACCGTTCTTGAAAACCCGTTTTAGTGTCTTAATGTCAAGTGCCATTATTCGTCCTCCCCTTCAGTTTCGTTTTCTTCAAAATCAACATCGGTGATATCATCAGAGGTGTCCACATTATTTTCCAAGGTGTCCACATTGTCAAGGTTATCAAACAGGCTGTTCTGATTAACTTCCGGCTTTTTCACAACAGGAGCTTCTTTCTTCTCTGCTGGTTTTTTTGCCTTTTCAGCTTTTGCAGCCTTGCTATTTGCTTCAGCTTCATTTGCGGCTTTTTCATACTCGGTCATATTTATCAGCAATCCGGTTGCCTGTTTTATCTGGGTCGAAATGGCTTCAATAAATCCTTCATTAAGTTCGTCGGTTGTACCAGTCACCACTAAAGGCGCAAGTCGGTTCTGGGCTTCATCTTTCAAACTGTTCGATTTTGGAATCACGCTTACGATGAGCCTGTTTCCACTTCTTCTAACTGTGATGTTCAGGTCAACGCCTTCCGGGATGAGTCCTGAGATTTGACTGAAAAAATTCATGTGATTTGATTTTATTGGTTAAACATTGATTGTTAAAGGCATAATCAGGACGGTTAGTCCTAAGTTGACGTCATCCGGAGTAATCAGGCAAGCCCTTGTCGGGTCGCTAAAGCTCATCCGCACATCTTCTGTGGTGATCGTTTCGAGGCATTTCATAAGTGAGTTGGTTGCGAATCCAATAACTAAATCAGAGCCCTTGAATTCTGCCGCTACGTTCTCATCTGCAAACTGATTGTCGTCAGAATCAAGATTGATCATGTTCAGTTTTGAATTACTTGCGTGAAGCCTAACTGGAGATGATGGAGAAGAAGCAAATACGGATGTTCTGCGAAGTGCAGCAGTTACGTCACCTGTATTCGCGATGAGAAGTTTATCATTGTTCTTTGGAACGATTGAACGATAATTAGGATATTTTCCTTCAATCAGTCGGTAAACGATCTTTATATCTCCAAAATTTACCGTTACATTCTTCTCACCGATTTCAAGTTCAATATCCGTTTCCTTGACAATCAAATCAATTAAGATCTTGGCAAGCTTTGAAGGGATTACAAGTTCATAATCGTTAAATTCCAATCCTTCAGGACAAATGTCAAGCATTGCCATTATCGCGCTATTACTTGCACAGAATGAAATGTTGCCACTAACCGACTTAACGTAAATACCAGTCATTATTGGCCTCAAATCATCGGTAGCAACGAACTGGTAAACCGATTTGATCCCATGGAGAAAGTGCTCGCTTTTCATTTTAACCAATGAAGATACCATACTGGCGTTTTTCACCACCGAAAATACTTCGCTGCCGGTTGTCTGGATTTTATATTTTCCTGACTGATGCAGGACTGATGTGGAGTACACGGCACCATTTTTTTCAAACAGTAGCGTGATAGGTTGCTCCGGCAATTCACGAAGACCGTCCATGGTTGTTTTGGAATCTACCAGAAAGCTCCATTTTTCTTCAGGTTCTGAAAACCTACAATCCACCGTTGCCATGATATTTCCCGCTTCATCGGCACCGGTTACGTCGAACGACGTGAGAATTTCAAACAGGAAATTTCCGTGTGCAGGAAGAACCTTGTTCGAAGAATTGATTACTCTCGATACTGCTTTTAGCTTATTTTGCAGTTCGCTTTTTGATAATTGAATTTCTAACTTCATAGTGATTTGATTTTAAAATAATTGTAACTGATTTGATTTATTTTCGGCAGGAATTGCCGTAGGAGGTATTGGATCTGGAGTATCCTTGTATTTTTTGTTTTTGATGATCAGTTCAGCAAATTTTCCGCTGATTTTGAATTTCTCAGAAATTTCCCGATAGGTTGATCCAGCGAGCCTCATTTGTTTGATCTCAAAAATATCTTCCGGAGAGAGTCTTCTTTTTCTCAATCCGTTCTTGATTGCAGCAGCTTTATGTTTTTGCGTGATTTTATTCAATCCATGTTTGAACGCATGGATCTGGTTTTCGGAGTTATCATTCCATTCCAATTCCCATTCGTAATTGATGGATTTATCTCCTGTTTTATGATTTGCCTGTGGTTTGTTCTCAGGATTTGGGATAAAGGCAATGGCAACCAGTCTGTGAACTGGAAGAGTCTTTTTAATGCCATCCTTGGATAAGTAAACTTGACAATAACCTTTCGTACTATATCCAATTTTTAAAATTTTCCCGGATTCAGACTTTGTAGAATTTCTGAATTTTATGATTCTTGGTAAAGATTTTACTCTTCCAAAATTGCTTACTTGATAAAGACCTTCAAAACCTTCAATATCCTTCCAAATTTCGTTCTGGTAATTTTTATTTTCGGTTAATTGCATAGCGTCTTGTTTTTTTGACGCCCTGCGAAAAATTGGTGGGTGTTATTGGGAAAGAATGATGAGCATTCTATAAACAAGAAAAGCTGGACTCAAACTTTCGTTCAAATCCGGCTCGCTTATCTCTGCTGCAAACATGGGGACTATTTTCGAATTATGCAATACGTAATTGGAAAATTTTTACTTTTTTTTCTTCAGGCTCTTTTCCCTTCTCCTTTTCGATCAATAAATCAAGCACTTTCCGATTAACCCGGTCATAAATTGAATAGTCAATTTCAATGTAAATATCAGCCATTTTATATTCATGATTGACATGGCCTAAACAAAAATCAACGTCGGCCTTGTCAACTTCAGCTTTATTCCGTGCCAGGCTCGCCCAGCTATGACGTGCCCAATTTGTTGTCACTTTTTGAAGCCCGAAATCTTCAGAAATGATCTTCATGCCTTTGTTTACGGATTTCATCAGGTTATAAGAATTGCAGTACCTGGCTCTTAAATCAGAAAGGAATCCATGGGAGCTGTACTTATCAATCAATCGCTGAAGTTCTGGCTCAATCCTAATTGATAGCAGGAAATTGTGAATATTGTCATCAGTATTGGTTTTGCTGCGTTCATAATTTACCCGGCCAGCTACCGGATCAGCCAATTGATAAAGGTCGTTGATGTTTATTCCCATCAGGTAGAATTGCATCAGCCATACATCGCGACCAATGTTTTCACGTTCAGTTTTAAACACACTATCCCTGATCTTTTTAATCTCTTCAATGCCAATATTTTTCCGCTTTCGCTTGTATTTCGGGACTTTCACCTTTAAGAATGGATTATGTGGGATTCTGATCAGATCAATGTCATCATTGTTATACTCCAATTTGCATTTATTGAAGAGCGACCGGATAGCTTCAAGGTAATTACCTACCGCTCCTGGTTCCAGTGGCTTTTTATTTGGACCGGCCTCGTAAAGTTTTTTGACGTACAGATTTAAATTTGTACTGGTTATTTCCTTAATGTCAATTGCTCCTTTCCCAAAATACCAGCAGAGCGATGAAATCGCATTCTCATACCAGGAAGCTGTTTTTGCTTTTTTCGTCTTTAAAATTACCGATTTGCTGAATGCAACAAAATCAATTGTCTCATACTCTGGATCAGAACCTTCTATAAGGTAGTCTTTAACCTGTTTGCAAGTCATTTTTGAAATCCTACCTGATCCATGTTTTAATAAAAGTCTTCTGTAGTTTTGAATTATGTCGCCGATATCACAATTCACGGTATCAAAGCCCGGCCAATCTTCAGAAACTTCTCCTGAATTTTCCATGCAGCCAGGATGGATATAAAATTGGGTAGATATATATTGACTTTCCCGATTGTGGTACAATCTGATTTTAATGTTTGTTGTACCGTCATTTTTAATGTGATTTTCCTGAGGAAATACGATTGCTTTAAATGTTGCCATAAATTTTAGTTTTAATGGCTCTGCAATCAATTGAAAAAGCGTTAAAATTATGTCGAGTGTAAAAGTTCAAAGATAGTTCAAAGAAATACCCCCAAAAATGTATGAAATATTTACACTTTTTGCCACTTTTTAAGCAAAAGAGCGACAGGATGAACTTTATCATCGTGTCGCTTATCTCTATAAAATACTGATTTTCAGTATTTTTACTCTGTGGGCGATGACGGATTCGAACCGCCGACCCTCTGGGTGTAAACCAAGTGGGCAAAGTATGTAACGAACTATTTTTCAAGCGATTGCAAAGGTTTATTTTGTGAGTTCAAAGATAGTTCAAGTACGGACCTCTTTTTTCGGCCTTTTCTGAGTCGTTTTTGCCCTTTCCAAGCTTCCGGTTCAACCTTTCAACTTCGTTTTCAAGCAATGCATTTTCCTGCTCCAGGGCACTACATTTTGAGTGCGTTTCCTGAAGTTCTTTCCGGAGACTGGCTATCATGATGTCCTTATTTTCCATTTTATTCAACATCTTCAGGTTTTATATTATTCCGCAAAAACCACGGACGATCTTTGACTTTAATGTTTTGTAACGAACCATCACTTTTTACTTCTTCTTCCCTTTTCCTAATCTGGAAGGTATCAATCAAAGTATTCATATCTGATTCGGTGTACACATAGTCGGCCAATTCTTCAGGTTTTAATTCGCCTGATTCCACCCGGTGCAATTGCCTGTATTTTGCCTCCAGAAAGCAGATATAACTGTCATGCGAGTGCTGCAAGGCATAGAATATCCGGGTTTTATCCGTATGAGAATGGAACTTCATGTCATCCATCTCAAGTATGGTACCTTTCCAGTCAACCGTTGCCCAGAACAGGAGATTGAAATACTCCCATTTTTCAAATACTTCCTTTATATTGACATTGACAATATTCATAGGTCCTGGGTTGAACCCCTCAAATGTCTTGGCCAGCTTCAGCGCGTTGTCAAAGTTCTTTGACCGGCTAGTGGGGAAATGAATTTTAATAGAAAACTCACTCATAATCTATATTTTATATAAATCACTAAAATCACACATCATGTTAAAATCTACAGACCAAATCGAAATTGAACTTGAAGTAAGGCAAGCTGCTATCCAAATTGCTTCCCGGTATGGAAAAGAAGGAGTAAGTTTCTTTCATTCAGAATTTTTAGCCATAGCCGAAGAATATGCCAACGGCTGCGAATTGAACGAACAAAACAAGTTTATTCCTCCTCCTTTTCGAGTATCAATGTAACGGCCAACGAGGGCTTTGTGTGTGACTGGCTTTTGGTCGTATTGGCGTCAAAGCTTGAGGTAGAAACCTGCGTTACAATCCATCCGTTTTCGGATATTTCTTTCATTATCGGAAGTTCTGTTGCCCTATCTAAGGCAGTTATTACCGTTATAACTCTCTGTTTTTTGCTCATAGTTTTATTTTTAAGTGGGGAAATGAATTTTAATAGAAAACTCACTCATAATCTATATTTTATATAAATCACTAAAAAATCAAAGTCATGCTATTCAAAAAAATCACCACCGAAACGAGTATTGGCAAATCAGGCGGACCTTACCTTAAACGCGAAACAAAACTTTATTTCCTTGGAATTCTCATCTATAAAGGAAATACCGTTAAAAGTTATCAAGATTTTTCAGAGTCTTTTTAATGTCCTCATAAGACTCTTTTACATTTTTTGTTTTCCCCTCTATAAGCAAAACAAAAGTTCCATTCTCGGTTGGGTGGAAGTAAATGATATGGCTTATATTTATAAGCGCAGTTCCTGATTCTATTGCTGTCAATTCAATAAATTTATTCATAGTCTTTTTTATGGTTTTAGTTGCTTAATTAGTGTCCTTAACACAACGTACAGATAATCCAGTTTGATAATCTCTGTGAAATTTCTCAGGATTTCCATAATTGTATCCTATTACATTCATCCATGCTTCTTTATTCCCATAATCAGTGGTTGACCACCAGTAAGAGTAACTACCCAAGTCACTGAAACTGCCCGAAGGGTCACGAATGCCGCATGGAATGGCAGAAAAACCAGTGCTATTATTTTTTGATAAATCATAGCCAACATCACCAGTCGTGTATTCAGACATCGTTGTAATAACTTGCCAATCAGTTGTAGCGGCTAATGATTTTGAGACATGTACAATTCCGCTTGTAACTAAATAGGAGTACAGGGTTGTCCAATCTGCATCAGAAGCGACATGCCACCCAGAAGGAGCAATATCATGGATTGTCGTAGATGTACCTTGTGCATTCGTTTCAGTGATTGTGGTTCTACGTGCAGCCCACCACGTATATAATCTTCCATATTTAGCAACTTTTGTTTCATCTCCATTATATGCCCATTGATATCTAGGATCTCTTTCTCCAGAGATATTTTCATTTGGTGTTTTTGTAGTTTTAATTAAATCGCCATTTGCGTATTTTGTTGTTCTTAAGTTTTCAGCCATCCACGTTTGATTACCTATAATAATTGTTTTATAGGTATTACCATCAACATCAGTAACAGAACCATAAACGATTGGCTTACTTGTTGTTTCATCCTCTTTTTTACAGGAAACAAACGCTAATAAAATAAGGCAATAAGTAAAAGTTTGTTTTTCATGATTTGGGTTATAAGCTGATATTATTGGTTAAATTAGACTGCAATGTTCTTTTCTGAAAACCACAACTAGCTTACTTTTTTATTGGCAAGTTCGCGGAGCAAGTCAATACACTCATTTTTACACTCAATAAGTTCTTTATTAAGCCTCGCTATTTCAGTATCCTTTTTCTTGCACTCAGGACATGTTCTTTTATACAATTGGGTTCCTTCTTCAACCTTATCAATTTCTGTTTGGCTCAAAAGCATGGGTTCTTTTCCTGTTTTTAGCCACTCAATATTTAAGTCTGGATATGCTTTTTCAATTTTATTCAAGCTCTTAAGGGTGATATTATCACCAACCTTATTCACAAACCCTCTGGAAAGTCCAGCTTTTGTTTCAAATTTCAGTTGACCTATTCCTAAATAGGCTAAATATTCTACTAATCTTTCCTTCATCTATTTATTTGAATTTACGGAACACATACCGTATATTTGCCTAAACTCTAAATCAAATCACATGAAAATCAAAATCACAGTTAGCCGCGAAGAACTCGAAAAACAAGTTGAATCGTACTTTGTAAAAAGCTACTCACAATGGGTTGATTTCGCCTGTTTTCACAACAAAAAAGCAGCAATCAAACTCGATGTTCCTGATCTTATTTTTAATGCCAAAATGAAAGTATTTAAGCTTAAGAATAAGGAAATAGCTAGCTTATTGTACTCAAAACGTTTCACTTATATTCAACTTCACATCTTCGTACTTCGATACATCAAAGATTCATTTCTGACTAATCATCAGACTTCTCGTCAAAATCCTTCTTAAATCCTTTAAAGTTTTCGTCTATCTGCTTCAACAAACGATAGACTTCTTTAAGTAGATTATAATTCTCATCCTCCAATAGCGCTATGGCTTGCATCATAGCGCTATTTTTTGTGAATAATTCACTTACCTGAGCTCTCAGGCCGTCAATAGTCCTGTCTTTTTCAAATTCATCCATGATTTAGTTTTTAATTGTTTGTTTTTCAGTTAGTTGAAAAATAATATTGTTTTTTACGGAAAATATTCTGTATTTATTTGTTTTTACGGTATACACACCGTATATTTACATCATTATTAAACTATGTCGCAATTCAAAGTAAGCGCAAAAAAATTAATCAATAAAGATAAAAATTAATCCATTATGGAAAAGGCAGACATTGAAAAATTAAACAGCCAGTTAAAAAAAGGAGATAAAAAAGAAATCTCACGTCTGGCAGGGCTTTCAGCGGTTACTCTCAATAAATTCTTCAAGGGCAAGGAAGACCGTATTGCCGAACAAAATGTGACAAAGATTCTGGAGGCGGCAGCGATTGTGATCAAAAATCGTGAAAAGCTGAAAAAGAAGAATGAAGCAATAAATCAGGCAATTCTTAATTCAACCCTAAAAGTCTAAGCCATGTCACAGACCAGAAATCAAATCAGCAAAGAAACTCAGGCAAAATTTGACGAATTAGTTAAAGACCCTGAGTTTGTAAAGTTTGCAGTGTTCCAGTTCAAGCCACAAACCCAAGGGCAAAAGAATCTGGTTGGATATGCTATTCACCGTCATTTCCAAATCAAAACCAACTAACCCCAAATACTTAACAGCATGAACTCATTTGAAAACATTATCACCAAAATTGAAAATGGCGGGCTTCCGTATGCTACTGGTTTACATTTCTCTCAAGCACAGATCAACGAAATAGAAACTTTACTTGAGAGCCGCAAAACAGAAATCGACAACTATTTCAACAACCATATCAGGCCAAAGCTCGACCAATCCGAGAACACAGACCGCGAACTTCGCAAATGGGTACTGACTTTTGAACACTCATACTCTGAACGGATACTCGATGCAATCGAATTTCTGAAAGGGTGCGAAGACCTCGCCAAAGGCAAAGAACTCTGGTTAATGTTTCGCGGCAAGAATCAGGAGAAGCTTCGCGCGATGCAAGATTTCATCGAGACTGGGTCTGAGGCTTCGCTAGTAAAAGGCCTATAACCGTAGCGTAATCCTGATCAACATCAATCGTAAGGCAATTAGGTATGATGATCTCGAATACAGGAGCTGCTGACGAAGGCTTACGTTCAAGGTATTGGTACTGGTTTATTCTTAACTCAGTCTGTTCATCAGAAAACCCGGATATGGTAACTGAAATAACGTGATCGGCATTGACAAGGATGGGTTTTCCACCAGTTGTCAATTCAACAAATTTGCTCATAGTGTTTAGTATTTAATCATTTAAAAGCAGGGAGGCGCTTCAAGTTTGGCGACCAACAGCGCCTCCCTTAGTTCAGTAAACAATTTTCAATAATTAATCAAAAATCATTATCCAAAAACCAAATATATGAAAAAACAGTCTGCAATTAAAAAAATCAGGCCAAATCTGGAAAATTTACCACTTACAGAGTATTACAGCACCCTGCCAGATGTTCGGAAAGTACCCAAAGGCACTTTTACCCACAAGTCAATCCTCCTTCATGCCATTTCACAAGCTGTCGGGAAGCCGGCTACAAGTATCCGCAGGTGGGTAGCCGGAACCGTACAACCAGCCCCAACAGAGAAGGCTCAAATAGCCAAAATCCTGAAGTGCTCAGTTGAATGCCTATTCCCTGTTAGCCATGAGTAACATCGAATTCTATATCACTCCAAAGGGAGACATCATGGTTCATGATCAGGAAGGTGTCCGTCAACTGAAAGAATCCGATCGGCAAAGCATCTCAGAATTACTTGCTAAAATTCAGGAATTCTATCCGGAATCAATTTCAGCTCTTTCAAAGATTTACGAGAAAAAGCGCCACAACATCCCTCATTATGAGTTTTGCATTGTCCGTCGCTTCATCAAATGTAACTGGGGCAAATTCGACAGTATCATAGATATTGACCAATTGGGAAACTTCAATTTCGAAGAGGTTGATTGTCCGCTACGTGGCGAATGTGCGCTTGAAGGGATCGTTTGCAGGCCAAAATTCAACTCCAAGCTTTCTGATCGGGAACTGGAAATCATGCGCTACTTCTATGAAAACATGTCAGTAGAGGCTATTGCTTCAAAAATCTTCCTATCAGTTGAAACAGTCAAGACTCACAAGCGCAATGCTTTTAAGCGTGTAAAAGTACACTCACTATCCGAATTTTTCATTTACGCTAAAGACAATAATTTATTTGACAATTGATAAACCCAATCAACTAAATAATCAATCACGCACAGCCCTGCAAAGCGTTGCAACGGTGTTAAAACATAGTCCAGCTCGCTTATCTCTATAAAGACTCTAACAGTGCAAAGATTACCCAGTTAAAAATCAATCACAGTAAAAAAAATGGAAAGAGAAGATATTGAAAATATTACAGCATTGATCGGAATTTGCATAATCGACACGCTTTCGCGCCTCGACCTGATTACTGAAAATCTCAGCCAATCGAAAGCCCATGAAATTTATGGGAAAAAGAACATAGTAAAGTGGAGACAATTAGGCTGGATTGTGGCATACGAAAGCGGTAATAAGACCTACGCAACAGTTTACTACAGGCGCTCAGAGTGCGAGAAAGCTATGCTGATGACCGAAGCAAGCGATAAACCCCGAAAGGGATTAAGGATAAATCAATTAATCGATTCACAAATCAAATCACATCACAATTATGAAAACAGTAAAAATCACAAAGCTATCCCTGCTAAACTTTAAAGGGATCAAGAATTTCGAAATTGAGTTTAACGACTCAACCCGCATTTACGGAAGCAACAGAGCCGGAAAGACAACTCTGGTGGATGCTTTTACCTGGCTCCTTTTTGGAAAGGATTCAACCGACCGCAAAGATTTTAGCATCAAAACGCTCGATTCTGAAAACAGGGTAATTGAAAAGCTTGATCATGAAGTCACAGGTGTATTCGAAGTAAACAACGAAACTATTACCCTTCGCCGGGTTCTTCGCGAAAAATGGGTAACCCGCAGAGGTTCTGAAACGCCGGAAATGCAAGGACATGAAACACTGTTTTTCTGGAATGACGTACCTCTTCAGGCCGGAGAATACCAGGCTAAGGTTGATTCAATCATTTCTGAGCAAACATTCAATATGATTACCTCACCGCTTTATTTCAACTCCTTAAAATGGCAGGACAGGCGCAATATCCTCACTACGATTGCCGGAAATGTTTCAGATAGTGATATCGCTGGTACCAGAAAAGATTTTCAGGATCTGCTCGCAGTGATGGGAAGTAAGTCACTCGAAGAATACAAAAAGGAGCTGGCAGCCAAAAAGAAAAAGCTGAAGGACGAATTAACACTCATTCCTGCCCGAATCGCTGAACTGGATCACAATACTCCGGAAGCTAAGGACTGGAAGATTATTCAGGACGAAATTGATATTCTGAACAACCAGATTGAAGCAATTGACAGTCAGATTGCAGATTCATCCAAAGGGCATGAGGCTTACTATCAGGAAAAACAAAACAGGCTCCGGAAGATCAACGATCTGAAAACAAAGATTTCGGACATTGAATATAAGGGTCGCCAGGCTTTCAGCGCTCAGGTCAATGACAAACAGGCAGCTATTGAGAATGCAAAACGCCGGATTAGCGATTTCAACTTCAGAAAATCAGATTCAGTAAAAGAACTGGAAACCCTCCAGACCAGCATCGAGATTTTTAAGGCTGAACAAAACAAGCTGCGTGATGAATGGGGTAAAGTGAACGAGGAAGAAATGCCGGAAGTAAAAGCTGGTGATTGCACTTGCTATGCTTGTGGACAGGCTCTTCCGGAAGATCAACTTCAATCAAAAAAATCTCATGCTCTCACAAAATTCAATGCCGATAAAGACAAGCGTTTGACCTCTATCAGGGCTGAAGGTTTGGCTATCAATCCACGCATTGAAAAACTGGAAAAGCAGATTGAGGAAATTAAAGGTACTGACTACGATAAACTGATTTCTGATCAACAGGAAATCGTTCGTACTTGGGAAGCAAAAGAAGTTAAAAGCATTCAGGCTTTGCTTGCCGACAATACCGAATACCATCAGATAGTAAAAGACCTTAACGAACTCGAATCAACTCCTGAAGCAGAAATGGCTCCTGTTGACAATACCAGCCTTAAACTGAAGAAATCGGGCTATGCTTCACGCATTGACGAATTGAAAAGACAGTTATCAGCAAAGGATCAAATCGAACAGGCAAAGAACCGGAGAAATGAGCTTTCAGCACAGGAAAAAGAGTTTGCTACTCAATTGGCAGGGTTCGAAAAATCAGAATTCATCATTTCCGAATTTACCAAGGCTAAAGTTGACATCCTGGAATCACGGATCAACAACATGTTCTCAGGTGTCAGATTCCGGTTATTCGACACCCAAATTAATGGAGGACTGGTTGAATGTTGCGATGCGATTGTGAATGGCGTTCCGTGGCTCGATGTTAACAGCGCAGACAAGATCAATTCCGGCATCTCAATCATCAACGTTCTTTCTGCCCATTATGGTCAAACGGCTCCTATCTGGTTGGACAATGCTGAGGGAGTTACAGATATCCTTAAAACAGATTCTCAACTAATCGAATTGTATGTTTCGGCTGATGATAAAACTTTAAGAATCGCATAATCACTCACTTTAAAATCATAATCACAATGACACAGCAAAGTAACACACCGGCAACAATTGCTAGTATTCAGCAATTTAGTTTTTTCAATCCTGAACAATTTGCCACGATGCAACGGGTAGCAACCATGTTTTGCAATAGCGAGTTGGTTCCAGATATGTACAGGGTAACAGCTGATAATCCAAAGGAAAAAGCAATCGCCAACTGCATCATAGCAATTGACATTGCAAACCGGATTGGTGCAAATATCCTGATGGTAATGCAGAATCTGGTTATCATTTACGGTCGTCCTTCATGGAGTTCAAAGTTTCTGATCGCTACTGTAAACACCTGTGGCCGATTTGATACACTGAAATACAAATTCAAAGAACTTGGAGAGCTGAAAGACTTCAAATACACCGAGTATGAAACAACTTGGGAAAAACAACCAGACGGTAAAAGCAAAAAAATATCAAAGGTTGTCAATAAGGTTCTTCCAGGTATTACAAAAAATATTGAATGCATTGCCTACACATCTGCAAAGGGTTCTGATGAAGTTCTTGAAAGTGCACCTATATCTGTTGAAATTGCAATTAACGAAGGATGGTACACAAAAAAAGGTTCTAAATGGCAGAGCATACCAATTCAGATGCTGATGTATCGTGCAGCATCATTCTGGACTTCGGCCTATGCCCCAGAGCTTTCTATGGGAATGAAAACGGAAGATGAAGTTCGGGACATTGAAGATATACCCTACGAGGATGTAACTGAGTCAGCAAAAAAAGAACAGGCAGCTAAGGCCAATAAAAAGGAAATTTCAATCGATGATCCTGAAGGTGGAAAAGAAGCTACTGAACCGAAACTGGAAGAGCAACCTATCCAGCAACCTGCTGAAGAGAAAAAAGAGGAAGCTGCTCCAGAAGTTAAAGAAGATCCAAAACCAAAAGCTAATCCAGGATTCTGATGATACTAAAGGTCCTTGGAAGTTCGAGTAAGGGTAACAGTTATATCCTTGAATCTGAAAGTCAGGTACTGGTTATTGAAGCCGGTATCAGACTTTCAGAAGTCAAAAAGGCAATTGGGTTTGATGTGAATAAGATCGTTGGATGTTTGATCAGCCACGAACACGGAGACCATGCAGCTTACATCAATGATTTCACGAAATCGGCTATCGATGTATTCTGCTCCAGGGGAACTGCTTCAAATTTCAATGTAAGTCACCGGCTTCATAAGATTGCATCCGGAACAGCTATTCAAATAGGCGAATTTAAAGTACTTCCTTTTGACGTCGTTCACGATGCTGCTGAACCATTTGGATTTTTGATCAATCATCCTGAGTCTGGAAACATCCTGTTTTTGACTGATACCTTTTACTCTGAATTTACTTTCCGGGACCTGAATAACATCATTATTGAAGTGAACTATGACCTGGCTATTCTGGAAGCAAATATCAAATCAGGAAGAGTCAGCCCTTCTATTCGCAACAGGATTGTAACCTCTCACATGAGCCTGCAAACGGCAAAAGAACTGCTCTCTGCTAATGATCTGTCCAAGGTTAATAATATCGTTCTCATTCATCTGTCGGACGGAAACAGCGATACAATTAGCTTCAAAAAAGAGATTGAAGGATCAACAGGAAAGACAATTACTGTTGCTGACGGAGGATCTGAAATTTTACTCAACAAAACACCTTTCTAAACATGATAATCAAAGAAATATTTTACGGCATAAAATGCGATCGTTGTGGTTGCTACAACGAATCAGGTGATTATAAATTTTATATGGAGGAATCACAAGCTGTTGAAAATGCTATGGACGATGAATGGAACACAACAATTCAGGATAATCATTATTGCCCGAATTGCTACACTATAAATGAGGACACCGAAGAAATAACCATTAAACCTCCGTTCCCTGAATCTGTAAAGCGAATTGAAAAATTCATCGACACGATAACCAGAAATTGCGCTGAAGTTTACGAAAAAGAAGATCGTTTTGAAATTGAATTCAATGAACATTTTCCGCTTGATACAGCTGCTCAAAACTGGATTACTACCTCTTACCCAGTAGCTATCGAACGAATTCCGCTAAGACGTGGAAATAAAATCCTTATCACAATCAGAAAGTAAGCCATGGAAACAGCAAATAAAATATTCTCAAGGTTCTTTTTGGCTCTGGCCATTGCCGAAACTATTGGCTTCCTGGATGGCCGTAACTGGTGCTTTTTCGCTGCTCTTCTACTCTACGGACTTTCAGCAATGTTTCGTATCGATTCAACTAGCAAAGCATAATACCAACCACATTTTAACGAAAGGAGGAACGCCATGAGACGAATTTAATCTTCTGACAAGGTGGTTATTTGCAAATCCAACCACTCACTAAATGCAACGTCCCGGGGAAATTCCGGGCAAAATCGGGGATGTAGTGTATTTGGCGCACTAGGGCAATGGTCTTTCGGATGACAGCCCCTCAGAATAGGTTCGATTCCTACCATCTCCACAAAAATCTATTTAAATGAATAAAAATCTGATCATGACAATTGTCGCACTCTATTTTATTTTCACATCGTGCACTCCGATTAAATACAGCATTCGTCAGCACAAATGCAAGCTTATACAGCAGGAAGCGCAATCTCATGGCAGACTTCGCCTGGACAAATCACAGAGAATAATTTTTTATTGGTCGATGCGTCCAACAGGATCATGGCCTTTCGAATTTTTACAATAAACCATCAAAATCTATAAATCAATGAATGTAAAACAAAACGGTCATGGATTTGAACTTCAAAACCTGACAGCGCAAGAACTTGAAATTATCCAAATCGGCCTGATCCGGGCAAAGCACGAAGACTTTATGAACACTGAAATTTTCAATAATCAACGGGAATTGTGTGACAGCATGTATGGCCAGATTGACGAACAACTAATCATTTCGAAGTCATGATTGATGCTCACTTGAATATCGTAATCGATGAAGACGGAAAGGCAAAAGTCAACTATTCCGGCGACATGGCTAAAATGGCACGGGCAATCATTCGCCTGGCTACAAAAGAAGAAGAGTTTGCCGTTGCTCTGAATACTGGAGTTATTGCTCTAAGGGATCACTTGGAAGCAATCAGGCTTCGTGATGAAATGATAGGTATAATCAATAATACAGTTAAAAAATGAATTTGATCATTACACCACCGCAGGAGATTGTTGACGAACTGAAATTAATCGATGATTTTCTGAACGTCACCATGAGCGAAGATGCCGAAGAAGCGGTTGCCCGTGGAAATGACCTGGCTGCATACATAGCCCGGACCGGAAAGCTTCTGGCTGATGCAAAGTACCACCTGAACGAAAAAAAGAAATCAGAAGTGTTTCAGGTACTCGAAAAAACGGCAAAACAAGCCGGAGCAACAGCAACGGCCATCAATGCGATAGTCAACAGCCTTTGCAAAGAGGAACAATATTTAGTTGATTGGTCTGATCGATGTAACCGTGCAGCAACGCACCAATTAGATTGGGTTCGCTCAATTATTTCAAAAGCGAAAACTGAGATGCAATATATAAATTTTCATAAATGATGAATTCAAATACTGAAATCTGGAGAGATGTTGAAGGCTACGAAGGCTTTTATCAAGCAAGTAATTTTGGCAGAATACGCAGTTTGACCAGCCAAAACAGATACAAAAGGTATAGTAGAATTAAAATATTAAACCCTGCTTTGTCAAAGGACGGTTATCTTAGAGTAGTATTATGTGTTGACCGAAAAATGAAATCATTAAATGTACATAGACTTGTTTTATCTGCATTTAGTATGAGTAATGACAATCTTCAGGTTAATCATATCGATGGTAATAAATCAAATAATAGTCTATCAAATTTAGAATGGTGTACGCAGTCTGAAAATATGCTTCACGCCTATAAATTAGGTTTAGAAAAACCTTGCGACAACGGTTTAAAGAAAAATGTTTCTTTAGTTAAAGATGGAACATCTGTTGGTAATTACAAATCAATTAGAGAAATGTGCCGCGTACATCTTTTGGACAGAAGAGCTGTACAGAGAGTTATTGATGGCACTTACTTAAGTCATAAAGGATTTACTTTTAAAATAAATCCATGACTCATATTGACATTAAGCCATTGTCTGTAAACGAGGCTTGGAAAGGTAAACGATTTAAAACCGATAGTTACAAAGTGTATGAAAATTCTGTTTTGTGGTTGTTACCAAAAATTACAATTCCAGAACCTCCGTTTGTAATTCATTTCAAATTTGGATTTAGTTCAACTCTTTCAGATTGGGATAATCCAGTAAAGCCATTTCAGGACATTTTAAGCAAGAAATATAAGTTCAACGATAAGTTAATCCGTAGGGCAATTGTTGAAACAGAAATAGTTGAAAAAGGCAAAGAATACATTGAATTTGAAATAAGCAAGTATGCGATTGAAACCGTTAAAGAATACCTGAAATGAATATCGAACTTGGTCGCGGATGCTGCAATAGACAGCGAAAGATTTGAGAACCTAAAACTATTTATTGATGTGTTTTCCGAAATGCACATGAAAATAGATGACATTGCTTACAGATGGAAAGATACTCATTTTGAGTCAGTCAAACCGTTTGTAAAAGCCTGTAATGATCAACTCGACGAAATGGGTATCAAAGAGTGATTTATTATTGCCTATAACGGTTTTGCATACCAGCAGGGCAGGATTACGAGCTACTCACTATCAATTTACACTAAATTATGAACGAGAAACAAAATATCGAACACGCACCGCTACCTGACTTGACTGGTATGCAGTGTTATAACCAGCCTTTCGTCAGTCTTTTCAACGAAGATTGTCTTAAACTGATTGATTCGTGGCCTGTCGCTGATTGTGTTATTACCGATCCACCGTACCCGAACAATGCCGGACATTTTATTGATGGAATAAAAGATGCTGTCTATTTTATGCAAAACTATAAATGCAAACACTGGTTTATTTTTTGGGATGAAATGACAAAACCGCCAATTGATTTACCATTGGTTGCTATTCATATTTGGCATAGAAGTAATACAAATAGACCTGATAATTATGAGCCGATTTATGAATTTAACGAAAACGGAATAAAGAGAGCGAGTAGGGTAATACCTGCACCAGTTATTTATCCAGGACTTACTGGCTGTATTGAAGCAACTGGACACCCTACACAAAAGCCAGTTAAATTGATACGCAAATTAATAACATACAACAAAATTACTGGCTTAGTTGCTGACCCCTTTTTTGGAAGCGGAACGGTAGCAGAAGCCTGTTTGAAAGAAAAAATCAACTTTATCGGAAGCGAAAAAGATTCAAAACATTATCAAGATGCAGTAAATCGCCTTGAACGTATGAGAATGTCGCCAACGCTGTTTTAAGGTTGGTTATAACGCATGAATGCTTGACGCAGGGACGGTTTAACAGCGATGTCCATTCCGGTCAGAGCAGCCCAAACAGGTACGGAAAGCCACCGCAAATCAGAGCTACCGGACTTGCCGCAAGCATAAGTTATTACCAGGGCTTTATTAACGAATCAAATAACTAATAACGATTAAATGACACGAAACGAAATTGAACAAAAAAGAAAAGAGAACTTCGATAAAATCGAAACTCTAAAACGTGAAAATATAGAACTTGCAAAGCAAGCAATTCTATTATCTGACGAAAAACAGCAATTTACTGAAGTCGTTGAAACTCATCCACGAGAAAAATGGCAACGAAAAGACAATTATCTGGACGGAAAATTAGTCGGCAGAATCCACTGGAAAGAAGAATTTAAAGACGAATCAGATGGCTCATCTATTATTATCAATCGTCAACGAGTTGTCAGAGTCGATGGCGAGTGGATTTAGCCTTGGTTATAACGGTTCTCGGCTTGGCGAAGGTGGGGAAATAAACCCAACAAACTAATTACGAGCATGAACGATCAATTACAACTTTTCCCTGTCAACGAAGCGACACAACCCGGCTTTTTGGTAGCCGAAGTTATAAGCTGTTTTTGTCCAAAAAGCACACAAATGAAAAGATATAAAATTGTTTACGCCGATCCTCCGTGGAATTACAATGGTCAAATTTATGAGCGTGGTGGAACTGAAAACCACTACGAAACAATGACAACAAACGACATTGCAAATATGAGGATTGATGATATTACTGATTGGGATTGTGTCTGTTTTATGTGGGCAACATTCCCAAAATTAAAAGATGCTTTGCATGTAATGAAATGCTGGGGATTTGATTATAAAACAGTTGCTTTTACTTGGGTTAAAATGAACAAGAAAGCAGACACACCATTTTTCGGAATGGGAAAATGGACGAGAAGTAACGCTGAAATTTGTTTATTGGGCGTTAAAAATGAAATTTCCAGACAAAAAGCGAATGTGTCTCAGGTTATTATGAGTCCAATTTTGGAACACAGTAAAAAACCAGATGAAACCAGAGATTTAATAATTCAACTTATGGGCGATTTGCCACGTGTTGAATTATTTGCTCGTCAGTCAACAATTGGATGGGATGTCTGGGGAAATGAAGTACAATGCGATGTCGCCATTTAAAATAGCTTATAACGTAAAGCGGATACACGCAGTTGCGGAGTGAACCGATGAACACGATTGAAAAGTAAATGTAACAATTAAAAGTTTTTTTTAGGGAGGGTTTTTGTTTTCTTAATTTGTTAAATTTTAATTACTTTGTTATGACGAATATAATCAAAATGGCTAACTTAAATTCTGATTTTTGCATAACGATTGATTTTGATAAAAAATCTGAAAACCCCTCAAGAGTTTTTCAGACAATGACTGAATTAATCCATGCTTTTCAAAAATTCGATTCTAATTTAATTAAGGGAATTGATACACAATTAGAACCAGTAATTTTACTGGAAGATGTAGAAATTGGCTCGTTAAAAACTTGGTTGTCGTCAATAATAAGAGGCATACCGGACGAAGCAATAAAAGATGGAGATTGGAAAAAAATTATAGGTCATTATTTATTAAGGTCAAAATACATTGTACTTAACAGAATTGAAAATAGGGTCGATATTACTGATGCAAAAGTCATAGAGGATATTCAATATGAACTTGTCGAAGAGGCTAGGAAAACTGACATAAAAATGATGCCTTATTATGAACCATTACCGATACCAAAATTAATTCGAAGTATTGAGGAAATAAATAATGCTTTGTCATATTTAAACACTAACGATAAGGCATATTTTGAGACTAAAGATAATGATAAAGCGACCTTTAATCTTTCCTTAGATTTTAGTCCTGAAAAAATTGAAGACTTATTAACTAAAGAAAGAATTTCTAATGAATCAACGCTTATTATGAAAATTAAAAAGCCTGATTATTTAGGTAGCTCGATGTGGGAATTTAGACATAATAATAAAACAATACCTGCTAAAATTTTACATGAAAGCTGGTTAATACAATTTCAACAAAGAAAGATTGATATTCGACCAGGTGATTCAATAAAAGCAAAGATAAATACAATCGTAAAATACGGTCACGATAATAATGTCATTGGAACTTCTTATGAAATATTAGAAATAATAAATGTCTTGCCATTAAATACTCCATCACAGAGTCTATTGTTTGACGGGGATAATGACTAAAAAGCAAATTCAATAAACAATATACCTCAGATGAATCAATTATATTTTGGCGACAATCTTTTTATTTTAAAGAATCTATATTCTCAACATCCAAATGGATTTATTGATTTAATATACATTGATCCACCATTTAACTCAAAAAGAAATTATAACGTACTTTTTGAAAGTATTGATTTGTCAGATTCAACCGCTCAAAAAGAGGCATTTGCAGATACGTGGAGCAATATATCATATATTGATACACTAAATGAACTTGCTAATTTAAACCTTCATTTATACAGTTTTTTAACAAATCTCGAAAATATAGGTATCTCAAAAAGTGCCATATCCTACCTGACAACAATGTCAATTAGAATATGGTATATGCACAAGTTATTAAAAGAAACGGGGTCTTTTTATTTGCATTGTGATCCTACAATGAGCCATTATCTTAAAATTGTCTGTGACATAATATTCAATGAAAAGAATTTTAAAAATGAAGTTATTTGGCATTACAGAAGATGGACTGGCGATGCAAAGTCGTTTATGAAGATGCACGATGTTATACTGTTCTATGCCAAAAATAAGAATGACATAAAGTTCAATGTGCTTTATACTGATTACACTGAAAAGTCATTAAAAAGAAAACAAAATTATCATACAAGAATAAAAGGGGATGATGTGTACGTCACATCAATTGATGAAAAAGGTGTAAAGGAAAATGATGTTTGGCAAATACAGTTATTAAATTCACAGTCTCACGAACGACAAGGTTATCCGACACAAAAGCCCGAATCATTATTGGAACGAATAATTTTAGCATCGTCCAATAGCGATGACCTAATAGCCGACTTTTTTTGTGGCTGTGGCACGTCAATAGCGGTGGCAGAAAAGTTAAAAAGAAAATGGATAGGTGTCGATATATCACATTTAGCAGTTAGATTAATAGCCAATAGAATTGGAAAAGAAAATATAAATAAAACTTTTGAAATTCATGGATTACCAAAAGATTTAGATTCCGCAAAAGAACTCGCTAATAATGTCAAAGGCGGACGTTTGGAGTTCGAAGAATGGGTTGTTGAGTTTCTTCTACATGGCATCCTTAATGAAAAAAGAAACGAGATGGGTTTTGATGGTTATAGAACTTTTGATGCAAATGGAAAAAGATGTTTTGCTATGATAGAAGTAAAGAGCGGAAATGTGACTATGGCGCAATTTAATCATTTTCTAAAGACAGTAAATGACAAAAAAGGCGATTTGGGTATATTCGTTAGCTTTGAAGATCAAATCACCAAGAACATGAGAATAGCAGCAAAAAGAGAGGGGAATTTTGCAATTAACGACAATGTTTTTTCAGATAAAATACAAATATCTACAATTGAAGATTTGTTAGATAATAGAGTTCCCAAAATTCCTGAATCCACAAAAGAAACATTTAAGAAAGCAATCAAAAAAATCAATGAAGATGCAACACAGCCGACCTTAGATATGTTTTGATTGTTTTTAATTCTTAACAATTTTGAAAAAATTGAAAGGTGCGTGGGCAAAAAAACTTTTAATTGTGGTGAGTACCGAAACAATATCAATGAAACATTGCTGCCGCAATTGCGGGTATACGTTGTTATGCGCTTTTTGCCGTGTTTTTTGATTTGTCGCCCCGTAGGGGCTTAAAACACGGCGTATTGCGCATAACTTGTAAATATACGCAGTTCACAAAATTGAACCATGAATAATCAGAGAAATAAAAGGCGTGAAGTTTGTGATCGACAATGATTAGCCATGCAAAAGCACAACTTTTGCCTGAAATTATGCACAAAAATTGCCTCAAATTATATATCAACAAAAAGCCCGGACATATCATCCGGGCTTTTCACTTAACCTAACTAACCTAAACCAAACCTAAACCTGCGTAAGTCCATCACGTGCAAATCGGTGAACTTGCGCCATATCTTTTTGCATCAATCGTTTATTAACACTTCGGACCTCACTTGCATATAAGCACGTTCGATAATTCAAGCAGTAGAATGAATTAAAATCAGGCCGTTTCAGTACAACATCTGCAGTGCAAACAATCGGTACACTTGAAACGAGGTCATAAGCTCCGATTTGCTGAACTACCAAAGGCAATGCAACGAAATCAAAGGTTACCATTTCATAGGCTGGCATAATCTGACCCACATCAGAAACAAGTGTTACCTGGTGAGTATTTGCAGCCTGAGCCTGATTCCCGGGTGGCATGGTTAGCAACATCCCGAACGAAAAACAAATGAGCAAAATAAATGCTTTCATAAATGATGAATTTTTGGTTAATACTATGAGACTTTAAAATATAAGTTCGTTTTAATTTATCCCAGATCGGCATTTTTCCAGCACCAACGGCAGCCGTTATACTTGTACTTTTTGATGTACTTCATGGCCGTTCCTCTGGTGACATACTCACTATTTTTATCTGAAATCAAATCAATATGGCAGTTTACGTGCTTATTATTGATGCGGTGAATCTCCTTACTCCTGTGGTTCACCAGATAACCAAATCCGAAGAAAATCAGGAAAATTTGTCCGAAAGTCAAGCTATTATCCATGATATTTTATTTAGAGATAAATATTCCAAGCGCAATTCCAATAGGACCGGTAATCCACCATTTTTCAAACAATCCCTGCTTATGCATTACCACAAAACTGTTTCCTGAAATTACCGAAGCTTTGGGGTCAGTCAGTTTCATGTTTAGTATCGTTCCCTTTTTATTGGTTGTTGGAGTCACGTCTATCCCAACTTTATAGATGTAATCAAAATCAATATTATCCTTGAAGATTGTTCCATTTGAAACGAACATGAATTTATTACTCCACGGGGTAAAGTGCCGCACGTATAATGAATCTTTTGTCTGTGCCGGTGTAATGGGGTCAATTGGTGTAGAAACATGTCCAGAGGCCTCTAATTCGCCCTGAAGAAATCCTACAACATCTTTCAGCTTAATATTTTCATCCCTCAGTTTCTTTCGATCAATGCCAAGCTCTTCAAAAGCAGCTTTTACATTGTCTTTTTCAATTTCAACGGCTTTTATTCTGAATTGCAATTGGCCTGATTTTGTTTTATAAACTGAAACCGAATCATTAGCAACTGACAGCTCAATATTTGCGATCTGCAAATCGTCCTGAGTCTTTTTCAGTTTAATTGCCGAGTATCCTAATGCAGCTAAGACTAATGCAAAAACTATCACAATAGGAATCCAGTATTTTTTCATTTGTCAGGTTTTACAAGTTCGTTTTCAGCAAGCCACATCCGACAAATTCCTGTGCCAAAAGTGACTAAGTATTCAAAATAGTTTTCCCTTCGGAAGAAACGCCAGTCTATTACTATCCCTTTCACATTATGATCGCACACATGGTAAACTGGCGCATCAATATCGTATGTTGGAGTAATATTCATTAGATAAATCTTGCTATTGCGTGAATCTTCATCGGATCACGTTTTAAAATACAAACCTCGCCACCCGTCCGGCTTAATCTCTGGTTCGCGTTTCCTTCACCAGTCTTAAAATAGCCCGATTTGTCCGTTTCAAGATAGAAACATCCGTGTCCAACCCTTTTCAGGTTCGAAAAGTAAATAGAGATCACATCTCCTGCCAATGGCTGAATGCGCTGGTTTTTTGGTGTCCAGATAATGTCCTTTGGCTGTGCGTAGTTTGGGCTCCATGCCGAACGTGGATTTTGCACACCAACGGCTGAAAGATCGTAACTCACCCACGCCACGCACCAGTATGCCGGTTTATAAATTCCGACATGTGCCAGAAACTTTCTGATTTCCGGAGAATCATTTTCTGTTACCTCATGTATTCCAACCTGAGATTGCACCAATTTGACCAGCTTAAGCCTTGCTTCGTTCTGTTGCGGTGTCTGCGCCCTCGAAAGCGATACAGTGGCAACGAAGGCCAGAATCATCAGTATTTTCAATGCCCAATTTAGTTTATCTCCAATGGGCAGTTCATCCCATCCGTGGTAAACTGATTCCCGAATAAATTTGTACGCTTTAGGGAAAATAATCCGATATCCAACCCAAATCAGGATCAATGCCAAAACATACTTCATAATGCAATAAACCAGCGTTTCTGTTTGGCTTGGCAGGTTGAAAAATCCGGCTTCAGGATTTGTTTTTGAATAGTGCAAATTGATTGCAACGAATGCAGAAAGGAAAACGACAATTGCCGAAAACTCCTCTTTATATTCCCAATTCCAGAACCAGTTAATAAATTTTTGTAGTGTTTTCATCCCTTTATTTTGTTTAAAATCGATTCGAATAATTCAAATCCGGTGAGTTTGGCGAATGTCATGTATGAACTCGATAGCTCCCTGAATCCGACCAATGCGGCAATGGCTTTTGTGAAGTATAAGTCCAATCCGTTCAGCAGGTATTTTTCGTAAACGAATGTTGACATGATGACTGACATGTAGATCAATACCTTTATGAAAACCTTATTAAAAGCTTTCCAACTGAAGCATTTTTTTACAATTGCATAAGTAACTCCAAAGACCTGATCAATCGCAATGAGGAATAGTACTGCGTGAAATATCAATCTTGCATCAATAAAAATGCTTAAAACAAGGATAAATAATCTGGCGATGAAGTCACAAAAGGTATCAATTCGATCTTGGAAAGCATCAATAAACATGGCAGTTCATTTTTTGGTTTTTTCTAAAAACTCCTGCACTCCTTTCAGAGTACAGGAGAAAATCAAGTCACAAATTAAAAATCATTCACACAACTGTAAAATATAATGTTCAGCGTATTTTCACCTAAAAAGAAAAGCGCTCCGGAGTGGAACGCTTTGAAAATTGATGTGATAGTTTTATTCCTCCTTTACAAACTCAACCCACAACCCATAAACCACTTGAATAAAGTAATCGACTCCGGTGGATATGCTTTGCTGGTAGTCTGATTGATCCTGCCAGTTTGCCCCGAAAATTGCAGGGCGATTATATAACCGATCCCAATCTCCTGGGGAGTTATCAACCTTAAAACCGTGCTTTTTCAAATAGGCAACTGCTTTTGCATGAAATGCAGCATTGTCAATTACGGCCTGATTTTCGGATTCTATTTTTTGTTGCTCAACCCATTTTGCCGAAGCAATTTTCAAAGCATAGTGATTCGAGATATGGGTATTCTTTTGAGTTGTAGTCATCGCAGACCAGTTCAATGTTTTCCATGTTTCCTCGAATGCGATAAGTTCTGGTGATTTTATTTCTTGTATCATAGTCTGTTTTTAAAAAAATCCTTTAACTCTAGCATATTCATTTTTTATTCTTGCTTCAGTCCATATTGTATTATCGATTTTAAACTCATCAATACCGCCATTAAAATACCCGCTTCTGCCTGCATGATTATTATACGAATAAATCCCAATTGCATTATCCCCCAGTGTATTGAGATAACTTTGATTTCCGCCCCTGTATTGATTAATAACCCGTATACTATCAACATAACCGTATAAATATCCTGAAGTAGAGTCATAAGCATATATGACATGGTGCCATTTTGCTGGTGGTAAAACCCCTGCAATACTTAAAAATTCAGTGAAAGATGTAGTACTTGTTTTTATGTATACGTCAAGTTGCCCAGTTGCCGTTATTCCAATTACTGCAAATGCTGAGGCACTTTCACTATATATCGTCACTCCTGCTGCTGAGGCCTGTCTAATCCAAGCCGATACAGTTAATGAATTTCCACCTTTTGCTGAATTTGGGAGAATTATATAGCTTGATGTTCCATTAAATCCAGCACCATTGCCTAATTTACCATTTGCAAGCAAATAAGAAATTTCCGTATCAGTTCCGTTATTACCTCCCCCGGATGCATCATTACTGTTTCCATTAAACCGATAATATGCCTTAATTGCCATAGTTCAAAGTTTTTAAAATGCTGTGAAAATTGCTTGTGGCACAATGTACAATCGTGCCTGAAAATCGGCTGCAAAGTTGGTAGCTCCACCACACGACATAACTCTCAGGCTAACATCCTCACCTGCCGAAATGGATTTGATGGTTGGAATCTGCGATCTCAACACGCGATTTGTTGTTAGGTCTGGCGCAGTACTGAACAGTGCCGTCGTATTCTTGTAGATATTCATTGTTAACGCCGCGCCTGTTCCCGATGCTGCTGTCCAAGCGGAGAAATCGACACAAATTAAATAACTATCTACTTTTGTGTCCTGATGCCACCAACCTTGTGAATACGAAATATCTGCTGTTACTTGTCCGGGTATCTTAATGTCTTTTTGGTAATCTTCGATTTTTCGATTATAAGCTACCTTGAAATCCTTATCACCAGCGGCTAATGAATCTCCAACAACTGTTGCCGTAATCGTTCCAGAACTATTTACAGAAGAAAGAATAAATCCAGTCTTACGCGTTGTGCCAGCAGAATCGGTACAGGTAAAAAGACTCAGTTGAGTTAATTTCACATCTTTATCTAACCCGGGGAAGGTAAATGTACTCGCGCTGGCATAACTTCCGGTTAGGGCTGTCCAAATTCCACCTCCACCAACGGCAATATCTCCCGAACCCAACACGGACACCCCATCAATTGTCTTGATGTTTGTCCCGGAAACAAGCGTTGCCTGCTTACCTTTTACCTCAGTTGCGATGCGGGTTGCAAGTGCTGAGATGTAAGTTGACAGGCTCATAATAACCCAGCTTCAAAAGTTGCCACGAAATCAGTTGCCGGATCTCCAATCTCTGTTTTGGTATAAGCATCGGTAATACCAAACCCGGCAATGGTTGTTGGCTTAGTTGCCAAATTGGCAAATGTAGTTGCATGAGGATTCGTTCCATCTGCAATCTGACTGTGATCGTATGCAGTTTTTCCCCTGTCGCCACGATAGGCAGTCACCGATGTTTCACCAAGGGCAAGAGATCCATTCATGGCTACATAGCTGCTACCACCCCAACGGTACTGCATATTCGATGTCGTATCGATGTAAATAACCGAAATCGACGGAGTGACTACACCATTGGCAACTCCCGGATTTCCGGCTGCTGTAAACGTTGTTGAATTGGTTAATGTACCTTCAACAATATCATCGACATAACCCGGAAGGTTGGCGGCTGGTACTTTCGAATTAGCATCCAGCGGGGCATAGCCGTTCGCCGCTCCTTTGTTTGCTGTATTTTCAGCTGTAAACCCTAAACTGGTTTGTTTTCCAGCGATAGAAGTTACCAGCTCGTTGATAGCTGCTAAAATAGATGTTTTAGCCGTAGTTGTGAGTCCAGAAAGATCACCCGATGTGTTGCCTGAAATCTTACTTTTTACTGTTTTAAATTCGGTTGCAACCCTTGTTGCTAAACTTTGAATTGTTGATGCTAAGCTCATAATCAATGTATTTTAAAAGTTTATACTAATGCGTTTTGAAATATTTGAACCAAATCTCCTACGTCGTAGGTGTCAGTGTCCATAACTGAATATGCAAGCGAGTTCCACGCGGAGACCCCATCACCGACTTTCCGTTTTCGGGTGTCTTTTTCAAAGCCTTCCTCTCCATCTGCCAGAATTGGATTAGTAGCTGTCCAGTTTGCTGCGGTATCTCTTCTAATTTGAATTTGTATTGCCATTATGCTGATCCTCCATCAATAATTTGCGTGATTAAATAAATTGAAGATGCTGAGCCTCCGTCAAGGTTTCCGAATCCATTACTTTCATTGTTTCCCCCACGTAAATCACCTGTTTGAAAAGTGGATGAATCTGTAAAAACAATGCTTAGTTTTCCGGTTTCTGAGTCGTACCCAGTTGATAAAATACCTTTTCCAGTCTGACCAATCGAGCCGCGAATGTCAGGAGTCTGAAAGGTTGATTCATCGTCGAAAGTGATCGTTAAAACACCGGTTTCCGAATTGTAGCTGGTTCCTGAAATCCCATTGCCGGGTATTCCCTGTAATCCTTGTATTCCTGTGTGTAATTTCCTTGCTCTTCCGCCCATGTCTTAATTTTTATAGATCAATATTTCAATTTCAATATTCTTGTTTTCAAATTCAGTAGGTTCAAAATCGTATATTAAACCCACTCCGGTCAATTCCTTGCTGAATATTCGGACATTTCCCTGTATAATTTCGACAGCTTTTAATGCCAAAGACCTAACCAGATCAAAATCCTTTTTCCGTTCATTAATGCAATTACACATAGCTATTCACAATTAGCGTATTCAACTTTCCGGTAAAATGGCGGGTTTCCCATGCATTCTACAAGGGCATACTCAGAATCAATCGGGTAGCCGTTTGTTCCTAAATTGGTGTATTTACCCACCATGTTTTTAGTACTGAAAATGGTAACAGCATCTAAGTCGGGCACGTTACTAATTGCCATTAACTGGCTTGGGCTTGCATCGTAAATTTCGGCAGCAATAGCAGCAACCAACGTATAGTTTATACCTATGATTTCCATTACATGCAGCCCCTTTTTTATTGTGACCGGAAATACATGCCAATAACGAAAGGCCTCTTCTACGTTTGCAGTCCATTTTATAACTTCAACACTATCAATTCTAACAGTTGCAAAATTATCGACACCAAATCCGACTAAATAAGTCTTAGTAGTCGGAATATTAATGCAAACAGAAAATCCAATCTGCTGATAATTTGAATAGGTTTGAGACCAGATAGCACATCGATTATAAGCACCATCAACTTCGTTTTGTAAAATGTTTCGCCAAAATGGATTATTCGTGTACAGAGTCTTGCTGCCAGCTCCATTCAATCCAAATCCTGGATTATATATGTATGTTCCATTAATGTTCGATTTCCAAAGAAAAACCTTAATTAGCCTAAGTGCTGTAAATGTTGGTGGCTGAATGGTTGGTTTTGTTGAGACTTTTTCGCATTCTTCGCCATTGGCTGTAAACCCTTCAGGACAGTTGCAACCGTCATCCGGAAGTTCGTTTTGAGCCGCTGCCCAAAGCATCGAATATTGAAGTGTCCAGTCGCGTAAATTGATCATAGCGAAATGTTATAAATGACTGCCATATTAATTACTGATCCATCGTACCAGTAAGCCACAATATCATGACTTGCCGCAATTCCTGTAAGTTTTACCTCAGAAGCTGCTTTGTATGAATTAAAGGCTATTTGTATGGTTGCCCCTGCGAATGACAGAGTACGCCCACCCAAAGCATCCTGAGTTACTTTAATATGCCCGGTATCGTTTGCTTTCAAATTACTGAAAGTGATGGTTGTATTTCCGGTGAGAACTATTTTAGCCCCACGGCCTAAATTCAGGTTAAATTCAGGCGTTAAACCCGAAAGGTTCTGAACGGCTTCGGTTGGTAACGGGTGATAACCACGCGCTGCCTCTTTATTCGTGCCGTAGTATTTAAGCGGCTCTGGCGAAAGTTGATCGTTAACCAATTTCACCGGAAGTTCCTGTGTACCATCGCCCGTAACCGACATGGCCGTTTCAATATCAGGAAATTCATACGGTGGACAAATCTCATCACCCAAATCAATCTCAATTTCTAGTCCTTTCGGTGTGCCTGTTCCAATAAACTCACGAATTGGCCTTTTGCCGTCGGTCGTGTCCCATGTTTCAATTGGCGAAGTTTGAATAAATATTTCGCCTGCATTGTAAGGAGATAGCCAGTAATCGGCACCATCAACAAATTCGCCGGGAAGCAAACCTCCGGTGATGTACCGGAAATGATCAGCGTCAATAACCGCATAAACTATTCCAATAGTTCCAGCATGTGCTCTGGTATCAGCTTTTGAAAGTATCCATAGTCCGGTTATGCCATCGCGCTTGATGCAGTTGCCAAAGATGAATCCATGACCTATTTGGGTGATAACAAGTGTCGAATCACTTGAGCCATTTCCAGCTCCGCCAAATCTCCCTTTTCTCATAACACGCCCTCCGTAATATTTACTGTAATTCGAATGTCAGCAGTCGGAACCAGTTTTGCGAAAACCTGCACATAACCAGCCTCAGAAACCGTTTCCGGGAAAAATCCAGCCGCTTTGACTAGCTCAATATCATCGTTAAGAGGTATCACATCAACGATCGACGTATCCCTTATTTTTGGGTTTTCATACGTGTAGCTGAAAATATCGCCATCTGCAACCCATTTGTCAACCTTTAAAACCTGATCCTGAACCTGCAAAACCTTGCCAGATTCAACAGTTGGAATGATGTTGGTGTATTGAAAAATAACCGAATCAATCAACAAATTCATTTCATTTGGCCAGCTTCCTTCCAGGCTGAATTTAAACGCATCCAGTTTATTTTGTGTCAGGATAAAGTTTGAATACGGGATGGCTACGAGCTGGTATTCTTCCGTGTTCGAAACATTGAAACCAAACAGATCATTCTGGGCACTTACGGCACATTTTCCCGTTTTAATAGCTCCCTTATAGGCTTCAATCAAAAGAATGCTGTTGCTTTTCCATGCTTTTGAAGTCTTCATCCGGAAGGACAGTATTCCATCAATCACCGTTATTTCTGATGGCGATGTAAAAACGGTATTGGTTTCTTCAGGAGCGTAGGTGGTTAATGAACTTGAAACTGTATCGTCAAATTTTCGGATAGCACGGACATTGCGACGTTCATTCTTATCGCGGGTGTACATGACTCCATTATCCCAATGAATCATTCTTGCTGTATCCCATTCACTCTCTGTCGATGTCCAATAGTCTCGGGTCGGGTTGAAATTTCCAACCTCATACCGACGATTCCAAAGCGCCTGCATTTCCCTTTCAGAACCTATAAACCAGTCACTGAAACCAGCAATAACCAATTCATTGACGTATTTTATCGCTTGAGCTGCCGCCGCCGGTGTGGCAAGCATAGCGGCTGAATTGGCCTGTCCGGAACCAATCGACGCGTCACGCCCGTTCGTGCTATAAATCGCATAGCCCGACAACCGCGACCAGAACACGTCAGTAACCGTGTCGTTTTTGGCGGCTATCAATCCTTTTTTACCATCAGAGGCCGGATCGATCCAGAAAATTATTCCGCCCTGGTATTCTTCGCCAATTTTATGCACGGTTGACGTTT